TATATTCATTCAGTTTTTCACCAGATTAAACTAGTAAACCCGAGTATAATTGTCGGTACAATCACGCCACCGAGAGATTTGACTTCTGTTGATTTTGATTTTGTCATGGTTGGCTCACTAGAGGAGGCAGATAGTCTTTCTTTCCATAAAAATGTAATACTAAATGCACATATAGAATCTCTATATCACAACAGCAGTATCGTTGAGCATGACAAAGTTGATATTTTGAAGATATGTTATCACGGCTGGACTCCTCACTTGTTTTCATTCGTAGGCGGATTAAAATCTGCACTTGAAAATTTTTCAAAAAGTAGAGATATTGAGTTAAATATCATAAGTGAAAAGACAGAAGATGAAATAAACTGGACTCCGGAACTTGGCAAGCCTGATATACCAATAGTTTATAAAAAGTGGAATATTGATACAATAAAAGAAGATATAAAGTCTTGTGATATTGGAATTTGTCCTGGTGTCCATGACTTGACTTCATTGTCAAAAGATGTAAATAACGAATACGGAAAGTTTAATACTGATTTCATTATGAGATATAAAAATAAGACAAATAACGGCAGAGCATTAGCTTTTATGGCACTTGGTGTTCCTGTAGTTGCTGATTTTAGTCCAAGCAATTTTCATCTATTTGGTGATGAGAAGAACGGATATGTAGCACACAGTGAAAAAGGGTGGCTCCGATCTCTTTCAAGGCTATCAGATCCTATAAATAGAAATATCATAGCCAAAGATGCAAAAGATTTTTTAAAGAAGAATTATGATCCTCATGAATGGGCATTTCGATATTACAGAGAAATTTTGAAAATAAGCAGGGCAAAAAAATGAAAAATTATAAAACTTACACATTATTACATGATGATTTTTATTATGATAATATAAAAGTTAATGAACACTACCAGTTTAATACAGGTCACGAACACATTAAAACTCGAAAGAAAAGGTCCCATGAGAAATGGCATGGTGAAAAAAATAGAGATTATTTAGAAAATCTTAGAGAAAAATTTAGATTACTATTGTCGAGGTCCTTTAAGGGTGAAAAGAAGATAAACATTTTAGCTTGCGGTTGCAGAGATATCAATGAGATAGACTTCATTAAGAGCATAGACAATAGAATAAATTGTATAGGCATTGATCTAGCACCCTCATTTTTTAATGAGATATTTCAGGGAAATGTTGAAAACTTTCAAATAGAGAGATCACTAAAAATATCAGATATTTTTCAAAATGAGAAAGTTCATGTTGTCTATAGTAGTCATAACCTAGAACATCTTTCAAATCCATCGCTTCACTTTGAATCAATTAAGAAACATATTAATCCGGATGCAATTTTATTTTATATTCTTCCATGCTGGAAAGGAACTCATGGTCCCCACCGCGGTCATCCAAACTATATACATTGCACACATAAGCAAGATACGTTTACACATGACAATTTTTTACAATACATTAAAGAAGTTTCAAAGCGTGATATAGCAATTTATGATATAGATAATGATCTTTCCGAAGATCTTTCAGCGATTTTTAAATTTAAGAAAGGTGAGGAATAAATTTTGGAAAAAATTGATAAAGGGTTTTTGTATATAGCATTTGGTGAATCTTTTACGAAAGAGGCATTAATGTCAATCAAGACGTTAAAAAGATTCAACAGTGAGCCAGTAGCATTATTTACAGATCAGCCAAGAACAGAAGATTTTTCCGGATTGGTTGATATTTACGGAAAGATAGAACCGCAACACATTAGAGTCAAGGTTGATTTTGTTGGAAGTTCACCATTTGCAAAAACAGTATATCTAGATTCAGATACAGTTATTGTTAGAAATATATCAGACATGTTTGACGTGCTTGATAGATTTGATGTAGGTCTTGTTCATGACTATGCTAGAAAGAGATTGAAATATTCAAAGCTTGTACCGGAGTATGAGGCAATACCTTATGGATTTTCTGAGTTTAACGGCGGAATAATGGCATATAACTCATCTGATGCAACAAGGGAATTTCTAGATATGTGGCAGAAGTATTTTTATAAATACTATCAGCAGACAAACGGCTGGGACCAGGTAAGCCTCAGAGTATCGCTTTGGAATAGCAGCGTTAAAATACATACATTTCCTTTTGAATATAACATTAGGGGAAAAGCTACTAGGGAAAAAGTTAGAAACTTAAAGAATGAATTTGGAGAAGATCATATGGAACCAAGAATATATCACATACATTATGATAGAGAGGTTCATTTTGGAAAATTTAATTATAATCTTGAAGACTTAGAAGAGTTTGAGTCTAGGATTATCGAACAGTGCATGGAGTTTTAAATATGGGTGATACAAAATGATAGTTGAAGCAGGACTAGGCTACATAGCTAATAAAAAAGTCGCAGAGCTTAATCGACTTAGGGAAATTAAAAAAAGCAATCCTGAATATAGGATTATTGATATCGGAGGAGGAAAAGAAAAGCATGTTAGTGATAAATTTGACTTTATCGATGCAACGATGGACTTTAGAGATGTCAACAAGCCCAATATAAAGCACTTCTCAGGAAATATTAATGATCCATTTTTGTGGGAAAAAGTTGATCAAGATGTGGAAGAGAATGGAAAATATGATTATTGTATCTGTACTCATACCCTTGAAGATATTGCGCATCCAGCATATGTTTTAAAAAAAATCAATCAAATTTCTAAATCTGGGATTATATCTTTTCCATCAAAATATAGAGAGTTTAAAAGATTTGAGCTAGACGGAACAATTAGAGGGTATAGTCATCACAGATGGATCATTACAATAAAAAATAAGAAGCTGAAATTTTTTCCAAAGGTGACAATTGTAGAAAATAAAGCATTTGATCCAATTGGCAATATATCACATCCCGCAATAGAAGAAGTGTTTATTGTATGGAAAGATAGTGTTGATTTTGAAGTATTTAACAATGATTGGCTAGGACCATCTCCGTCTGAATTTTTTGAGAACTTTTTAAACGAAATAAGAAACACAGACGAAGACTTAGTGATACAAAGCAATATCGGATAATTTTTTAAAAATGATGCAGAGAAAAGTTGATATAGATCTATCTAGATTCTTACATGACAATCCAGTTCTTTTTGATAAGTGGTCAAAGAGGGAAGATATAAGACTCCACCCAAGAGAGTTTAATAGTCACAGAACGAAGGGAGATTTTTTTGACAATAGTGAGCTAATTGATTTAATAAATCCAGAAGCTATTAATATTGAAAATCCTATAAAAATATTATTTTCTCATTTTTCACCATACCAGTATGAACTGGGTGCCCTTGGCCTGCCATCGTATGCGTCAAAATCACTTATGGGATCAATGATAGATTTAACATATGATAAAGGCTCTAAAGCATATAAGAGATTTACAATAGACGGAAATAAAGTAGTCAAAAAAGCAAAGCTAGAAGAGAAATATGACATAATCATAGCAAGGTCTTCTGCTCTAATGAATATGATGAGAAGACCTGATGATAGACAGACTGTGGAAAATTCTAAGTTTGTTATCAATGTTAGAACTATGTCATATAAGCCAAATTATCAATTTGCTAATTACTACTTTGAAGAAGAAGAGCTCTGTGAGCCTCCTGATCCTCACATGCAGAGATTTTTTAATAAATTTTTGATAAAAAATAAAAAGAAAGATTTAATAGCTGTAAGCGGGACACTGTGGCATGTAAAGAATCAGCTAAACATGTTTAATCAAATAGATCCAAACATTGTCAAAGACTTCAAGATAGTAATAATGGGAACAACACAGCACATCGACTATGTTAATAAAATTATTAAAGTCTGTGACGCAAAAGGTTTAGACTATTACTTGATTGGGTCTGTGTGCCAAGATCTAGCACACGAAATTAAATGTCTTAGTAAAATATCACTTATACCCATGGATATGAGAGTTTTTGGACAACCTAAAGGATACCCTAGGACTCTCGGTGAAAGTATTGGAGCACGGTGTCTGACAATTTGTAATAAGCCGGTTACTATTCCAGATTTTTATAAAGAGTCGTGCATGGTCTATGACGAAAGTATTTCCAATGACTTAAATAAAAAGATATCTGAGGCTGTACTAAGAACAAGTAAGGAAAATTTTATAAAAAATCACAACTGGGGGGACAAAGATTTCTTCGATGTATGTGAAGAAACTTTAGTTAAGTGTCTTAACCTTTCAGGAAATAAGATTCTAGATGAAAGCAATAATATTCACAACAAGAAACAAAGCATATAAAGAATTCATAGATTTAGCAGAAACTATATTTGATGATATTCTTTTTATCTATCCTGATAATCATCCTAAAAGAGTAGATACTCAGTATCCCTTATTTTTAAAAAAATGCAATGACTATTCTCCTGATATAATTTTAAGCTTCTACTATAGCAGGATAATACAGTCTGAAATACTGTCTATTCCAAAGCTCATTGCAGCCAATTTTCATGGATCACTATTGCCAAATTACGCAGGATCACATGCACTTAATTGGCAAATAATAAATGGGGAAAAAATATCTGGAGTAACACTTCATACTCTTTCTCCCAAGATAGACGGTGGAAAAATAATAATTCAGAAAAAGTTTAAAATTTCAATACATGATGACGCCAATGATGTATTGAAAAATGGAATATCAACTTCAGCTGATATCCTTCTTCAGCTTTCTAGCCAGTTAGAATCTAAAAGCTTGACTTTTCGTGACCAGGATATAACTGGTGATGAATTTGAATGTAGAAAAAGATATCCCTGTGATGGAGAAATACTTCCTACTATGACTGAAGATCAGGTGTATAATTTAATTAGGGCACTTGCTTCGCCCTGGCCCGGGGCTTTCTATTATGACAAAGATTGTAAAAAGATTATAATTGATAATAAAATTTCAATTAAAGATGCTTCTAGTATTTTAGAAAAAATAAGATCTAAATAAAAGCATTTGAGAAAAAAATGACAAACTTAAGAATTGGAGTATTTGCATATAACTTTAAGCGCTGGAAAACTCAGGCAGGAATTCAAAATCTTTGCATATCTGGATTTAAGCCGGAAATTATTTTTGCAGCAGATCCTGTGGAGTTAAAATTTTATAAATCAAAAATTAGAATTGCGCCAAAAGACTTGTTTCTCTGACAACAAAATCTGGTTTGCAAAAGGTCCACAAAAATTTATTAATAAAACTTACCTCGATGCAGTAAAGTTCTTTGTAAACTTTACTTGTGAAATATAGAATTATTAATAAAAGCTAGAGAATATGACCAATATTTTTATACATGAAACTGCCATAGTTGATTTTGAAGTAGACATTGGTGAAAATACAAAGATTTGGGCATTTTCTCATGTAATGTCGGGTGTAAAAATTGGAAAAAATTGCATTATTGGTGAGGGTGTCCATATTGGAAATAATGTCATTATTGGTGATAATTGTTTAGTTCAAAATCATTCATTGCTTTACGAGGGTGTCGTCATAGGTAATAATGTTTTCATCGGTCCAAATGTTATAACAACAAATGACATTGAACCAGTTGCTAGCGGAGACTGGAAGGAAAGATTCAAAGAAACACACTTCAGGGATGGCAGCAGTATCGGTGCAAATTCTACTATTATCTGCGGTAATACAGTAGGTATCAACGCATTGGTCGGCGCAGGATCAGTAGTGACAAAAAACGTAGATGATAACACTGTTGTCGTTGGAAATCCAGCAAGGCTACTGAGAAAAAAATAATGCCAGCAATAGTAAGAAATATATTTGAAAACTATGTCAAAGAAAGATTTGATCTGAAAGATTGTATAGCTGTCAACAATGGAACATCGGCTCTAATTGCACCGTTATGGTCTCTAGATCTACAGCAAGGCGATGAAGTTATCACAACTCCGTTTACCTATATTGCAACATCTAATGCTATAATAATTGCTGGCGGCACGCCTGTATTTGTTGATATAGATCCTGAAACATATCTAATAGATCCTGAAAAGATTGAAAAAGCTATAACAGATAGGACTAGGGCAATTATTCCTGTCCATCTTTATGGTCGCATTTGTGCTATGGAAAAAATAGGCATTGTAGCTGCAAAGCATAACCTGGTAGTCATAGAAGATACAGCTCAAGCCTTTGGTGCAGAGCATGAATCAGGAAAATATGCAGGAATGATGTCAGACTGCGGAACATTTTCATTCTACAAGACTAAGAATATTTCAACATTTGAAGGCGGAATGATCTGTATTCCAAAAGGTTCGTGCCTAAATTCAAAAAAGATTCGGTCTATTTGTAATCAAGGTCAGGACGGTAAATACAACCATGTTAGAATAGGTTTTAATTTTAGACTTGCTGAGCCTCTTTGTCTAATGGCGTACGAGCAAATGAAACTACACATGGAGGGAATTAAGTCTGAGCTTGGATTGAGAGGTCCAGATCAAGGACATTATCCAAATGTAGTTTATGAACAACCAGCGTATGTTTCAAGAGGAATTGTGGGAAATTGTCCAATAGCAGAGAATATTGCTAAAAAGATCAGAGAAAGTTTAGGATGAAGGTTGGAATACACCAGCCTAACTTTCTTCCATGGGCAGGATTTTTTAAAAAAATTCATGCTAGCGATATATTTGTTTTTCTAGATACAGCAAAATGCTCAAAAAATTCATTCTTTAATAGAAATAGATTTTCAGCTGATAAGAATTTTAAGAGTAGCTTCTGGCTGTCATGTCCGATTGGAAAGGATTCTTACAGTAAAAAAATACTAGACGTAGAGTGCAATACATCAAATTTAAAAAAGCATATAAAACATCTTAAAATGAGACATTCAAAAACTAGAGAAACTAAATTTTTAGATAGTATTATAAATCATTATGAAAAAAAACTATCTCACAGTACAATAAATCTTTCAAATTTTAATATTGATCTTATAAAGATTATTTGTGATTATCTTGAAATAGATACCAAGCTTGTAAAATCTTCTAGTTTATCATTTGAAAGAGATGCGAAAAATCAATATATGCTAATTGAAATTATTAACCTGTGTGACGGGAAAACATATATTTCGGGACAAGGTGCAAAAAATTATCAAAGTGAGCAAGTTTTTGAAAATCACGGAATTGAATTAGCTTATATGGAAAATCAATTTGATTTACCAGTAATAGAAGATAATCACATCAGCGTCGTAGATTTAATTTTACATGAGGGGCTATGGAAAGTCAAGAAGACAATTTTAGCTTAGCAAATTATGATAGGTGTCTCAAGTTAGCTAATAATCTAGGATTTAAATTTTATACGCTTAAAGACTGGAAAAAGTCGGAAGAAAAAGGGTCGGCTATACTAAGGCATGATGTCGACACGCAGGTAGATACAGCCGTCAAAATGGCCACCCTAGAAAATGAAAACAATATCAATGCAACTTATTTTATTAGGCTTCACTCACACGGCTATAATCCGCTGTGCCTGAAAGATTTTGATAAAATCCGGGAAATTAAAAATATGGGTCATGAAATAGGTTTACATTATGAGTCTGATTTTTATCACTTGATTAATAAGCCTATTTGTGATTTTTTAAAAAAAGAGATTAATATTTTAGAGGATATTTTTGACATATCGATAGAGTCAATTTGTCCACACGAGCCTACAAGGACAAAATCTTTTTATATTGATAGCGAAAAAAATCTAACGCAAGCATACGACAATATGTTGCTTGAAAAGTTCAAATACATATCAGATAGTAGCTGCATGTGGAGAGACGGATCTTTTTATGAAAATTTAACAAAAAAAGATTTAAAAAACTTGTATGTTTTAACTCATCCCTACTGGTGGTATAATATTACACCAATTGAAAATTATTAAATAATATTTTAGGAGACTAATATGCAAAAAAGATATTTGGTTACCGGCGGCGCCGGATTTATAGGTTCACATTTGTGTGAAAAGCTTTTAAATAATGGTCATAGAGTAGTGTGTGTAGACAATTTTTATAATGGAAATCTAAATAATATTAGAGGGCTTTTTAACTATCCTGATTTTCACTTTATCGAAGCAGATGTTAGATCCTTTTCTCGAATGAAAGAAATATCCAATAGTTGCGACTATATTTTCCATCTTGCAGCCCAGATTCATGTGGAAAAATCTATAATCAGGCCGAAAGAGACACTAGATATCAACTTAACATCCACACAAAATTTCTTAGAAATTTGTAAAGAAAATTCTAGTATAGGAATGACATTGGCATCATCAGCAGAGGTGTATGGCGAAGGCATTCATTCAGAATCGTCAACTCTAAATCCGCAATCACCGTATGCTGCATCAAAAGTTGCTGCTGAATCTTTATGTACAGCATATCATCATACATTTGGAACCAATGCTAGAGTTATTAGGAATTTTAATACATTCGGCCCAAGACAGAAATCTTCAGGTTACGGAGCAGTTATATCTATATTTGTTAGAAGAGCACTTGATAATAGGCCCATTTTAATATACGGTGATGGAACACAGACAAGAGATTATCAATATATTGAAGATGCAGTATCTGGATATATAGTCTCAGAAAATACGCCTAGTGGCACAATTATGAATACTGGAGTTGGCAAAGATTTTACAATCAATGATATAGCACAAAAAATTATAGAAATTTCTGGATCTTCGTCAAAGATAGTCCACACTGAACCAAGACCGGGTGAGGTTTTTAAGCTTCTAGCTGATATATCCAAAGCACGATCTTTTGGATATGAGCCTAAATTTTCACTCGAGTCTGGCTTGAGAGACTTTATATCATGGGTATCAAAATATGATATGGAAAGTCTAGGATACATGAGCTAATAGCTATGCTAGATAATATAAAAAGAGGTCATAGATGAAAATTGGAATAATAGGACAAGGATTTGTTGGATCTGCAGTAAGAGAGGGTTTGAAAAACTTTTATGAAATAATGGCGTATGACATAGATTCAACATTGTCAAAAAACTCACATTCAGAAATTACTTCATGCGCCGATATTATATTTGTCTGCTTGCCAACTCCTATGAAAAAGTCAGGTCAGTGTGATACTAGAATTCTTGAGTCAGCAATTCAAAAAATTGATGATGAGTGTGCATTTTATAATACGTTCCCGATTATTGTAATAAAGTCTACAATCCCACCCGGTACGACGGAAAGAATAAATAGAAGTACAAGGGTTGACGTATGCTTCAGCCCTGAATTTCTAACTGAGGCTAACTCATTTGAAGATTTTAAAAATCAGACAAGAATTATAATTGGTGGACCAAGACCGTCTACTGGAAAGATTAAACAAATGTTTAGAAAAGCATTTCCGACAATTCCAATAATTAAAACAGGATCAAATACAGCAGAATCTGTAAAGTATTTTATAAATTGCTTTCTATCTACAAAGGTTACATTTGCCAACCAGATGTATGATATATGCGCAGCTTCTGGTGTAGATTATGATAAAGTTTGTGAATATGCACTTTTTGATAAAAGAATTGGAAATAGTCATCTTGCAGTTCCCGGGCCTGATGGCGACAGGGGCTTTGGTGGCCACTGCTTTCCAAAAGACTTGGCAGCTATGATATTTTTTGGAACTGAGAGAGATGTTAATGTATCACTATTGGAGAATGTATCTTTTTCAAATGGTAGATATAGAAAAAATAAAGACTGGATTACCATGAAGGGAAGAGCTGTAAGTGAAGACTAGTCTTGTAACTGGAGGCTGCGGGTTTATTGGAAGTCATATTGTTGACAGGCTTGTCTATCTGGGTCATGATGTTAGAGTTATAGATGATTTATCTGCACAGGAAAATGAGGAATTTTATTATAATGACAAAGCCAACTATTGGAAAAAAGATATTTCTAAAGATGACTGTAGCGATATTTTTAGTGGTGTCGACTATGTTTTTCATCTTGCCGCTCGTAGTAGGATTCAACCTACTATTGAAAATCCCGGAGCTTGCTTCGATGTTAACGTAGTAGGTACACAGAGGGTCCTAGAGTGGTCCAGGTTGTACTCTGCAAAGAAGATTGTATATTCTAGTACGTCATCACTATATGGCCAACAGAATACAATTCCATTCCAGCCAAATATGCCCCCATATTGTCTAAATCCATACTCAATGTCAAAGTGGATGGGTGAGCAAGTTTGCAAGTTATATTTTCAGCTATACAGCTTAAATTCAATAGTTTTAAGATATTTCAATGTTTACGGTCCCCGGGAACCTATTAAAGGACAGTATGCACCTGTAATTGGCCTCTTTAAAAGACAGACTAGCGAGGGGAAAAGAGTAACAGTTGTAGGCGATGGATTGCAAAGAAGAGACTTCACTTATGTCGAAGATGTTGTCAGTGCCAACATTTGCTCAATTGAGTCGGAGATAGAGCATAAAATTTATAATGTTGGAACGGGCAAGAATTATTCAATAATTGAGATAGCTGATATGATAAACATGGGTGCTGGAATTGAGCACATTAGTGAGAGACCAGCCGAGGTGAGAGAAACACTTGCAGATATTACTAGAACAGAAATAGACCTTGGGTGGACTCCTCTCTACTCCCTAGAAGATAAAATACACAAGTATTAATAAAGGGCGACAGGTTGAATTTATTGGAAGATTTTGTAACTTGTATAGGAATGGAAAGATCTGGATCTACTGTATCATGGCAAATATCATCACTATTGTTAGGACAAAGGCTTGAAAAGACGCATGAGTATGTTCCAGGTCTAGAAAGTTGCATATACACTTATAGAAATCCAATTGAGGCATACTTTTCACTATTCTTAAAATTAAGCGACGTTTACCCAAAATCAGTAGCAGCTCGTCATGCGAGCAGAAGAATAATGATTCAAAAATCAAACTATGAGAATCTAGTAAGAGATTCAAATATTGGAAGAAATGTTTTGTTTATAGAATATGAGAAATATTATTACAATCCTGAAAAAAGAATACAGATAATAGCTGATTTTCTAAATATAAAAATAAGCATAGACAAGCTCAAAGAGATAAAAGATCAAACATGCATAGAGAGAAATATAGAAATTTCAAATAGTAAAAATTTTGGAATAATTGACAATCTATCTCATTTGCACGGCGGCCACATCAATGAAAAATCTTTAGGTGAGCCAGGATTTTATATAAAAAATAGAAATATGTTTGACACAGTTGCTATTAATCAGAAAATTATTGAGTTTGCTAGATTTCTAGGCTACTATCATTAGATAAAATTTAGGCTTATATTCTTAAAAATTGCAATATTTTTGTGTAGAATAAAAGTAGGAGAAACAATGAAAAATTTATTAAAATCTAGCTTTCCCACTGGAAAACCGCACATATCATTCTCAGAGATAAAAATATGGAAAGAATGTCCCTGGCGACACAAACTAGCCTATATTGATAAAATTGATAAGTTTGAACCATCGCCATACCTTGATTTTGGTACAGCAGTCCACGCTGGTTGTGAGACAATCCTGGATGCAAAAAAAGTTGATAAGAAAAAACTTTTAAGTGAAATAAGAAGTGCATGGGAAAAGAATGGTTTTGAAAATCCCGAATGGTATAATGCTCAGCCTGGCTGGTACAAACATGTCCCTGTTGATGAATGGTGCTCCTGGGCTGAAAATATGTGGGCGGAAATACCTGAATTTTTAGACAAAGAATTTCCAGAGTGGGAATGTTTTAATGCAGAAGAGTCACTATACGAAACTGTTGAAAACAAAAGTGTCTTATTTAAAGGATTCATCGATGGAGTTATAAAAGTTCCAAAGAAAAAAGGCACGGGATACAACTACTGGATTATTGACTGGAAGACTGCAGGTGCCTGGGGATGGCGAAGAGATAAAAAGCAAGATCTCGGTATGACAGCACAGCTTATTCTGTATAAGTACTTTTGGTCTCGAAAGCATAATATTGACCTTAAAGATATTAGATGCGGATTTATATTGCTTAAGAGGGGCGGTAAGCCTGGAAAAATTTGTGAATTAGTTGCTGTATCTGTAGGACAAAAAACTCTAGATAGAGGTGTGAAACTTATGCGAAATATGATTGTCGCAGTCGAGAATGGAGCCTATTTAAAAAATAGAAATTCTTGCAAGTATTGCCCGTATTACAATACTGACGATTGTAGATAACACGTTTCTATCTTTAACAGGCACATAATAATGTGTACTATTTACCTGCTGGAGAACAAATGAAAAAGAAAATACTGGTGCTTTCAGATCATGCACTATCAACTTCTGGTGTAGGTGTACAAACAAGACATCTAATTGAAGGCCTCTTAGAAAAAAATAGGTATACATTTAGACAGTTTGGAGCAGCTCTTAAGCACAACGACTATCGGACAGTTGTTGTCAATGAAGACTTTATCATTAAGCCGATAGATGGCTTTGGCAATAGGGACATGCTAAGGGTCACTCTTGCAACAGAGAAGCCAGATGCTCTTTTAATATTTACTGATCCAAGATTTTTTATCTGGCTTTTTGAAATGGAGGATGAAATACACCAGATGTGCCCTATAGTATGGTGGCATGTCTGGGATAATACACCGTATCCAAAATTTAATTCACCGCTTTATGATTCAACTGATCTTTTAAATTGTCACTCACATCACACTTATACACAGATATCTGAGCATTATCCTGAAAAAACAAATTTTGTACCTCACACGGTTCCAAAGAACATATTCTTTAAGCTTCCAGAGGATAAAATTCTCGAGAGTAAAAAAGAACTTATTGGAAGCAATCGTGAAGATCACTTTGTGGGAATATGGATCAATAGAAATGCAAAAAGAAAGAGATCTTCAGATGTTTTAGAATCTTGGAAAATATTCCTAGACATGCTAGAGAGAAAGCATGGGCATAGAAAAGCAACAATGGTTATGCACTGTGACCCTCACGACAGTGAGGGCGCAAATTTAATTCAGGTTGCAGAAATGTTAAATGTTCAAGATAACGTTCTTTTCTCAAGAGATAGAATAGATTTTGACCAGATGAATACACTTTACAATATATCAGATTTTTGTCTAAACATTAGCTTTGCAGAGGGTTTCGGTCTATCAACACTTGAATCAATGATGACAGGAACACCTATCATCGCAACTAAAACAGGCGGTCTGACTAGACAGGTCGAAGATCATAGAGATGGAACTGAGAACGGCATCGCGCTGCCGATAGAGTTTAGAACACTAGTGGGATCTCAGAACGTCCCATACATCTATGAGGACTATGTCAGCACATCTACAGTAGGCTCGGCAATTATGAAATTATATGATATGTCAGATAAAGATAAGCTATCACTTTCACAAAAAGTAATGTCATATGTCGAATCAGAGTTCAACTATCAGGATATGATTGATGAGTGGGATAAGCTACTTTGGAAAAAAATTAATAATTGGGAGGAAACCTATGAGAGGTATAAAGTCAACACTATTTAGTTGGATTTTTAAAAAATGAGAGCAATAATTAGAGCACCGCTTTTATCTGTGAGTGGCTACGGAGTTCACTCTAGGCAAATATTTTCATATCTTGATGAATCAAGCATGTTTGATGTAGAGACTCAAGTAGTGAACTGGGGAAATACGCCCTGGCTTATTAATTCTGACTTAGAGTCCGGAATGATAGGAAGAATTATGTCAATGACTCAGACTAGCGATCAGATCGCTGATATATCTTTTCAGGTTCAGCTGCCTGATGAGTGGGATCCAAATATGGCAAGAATAAATATTGGGATATCAGCTATAGTTGAAACAGATATGTGTCCCCCAAACTGGATAGAAGCATGCAATAAAATGGATGCAGTCATAGTACCGTCAGAACATGCAAAATCATGTCTCGAAAATTCAGGAAATATCGAAGTTGATATCTACGTTATTCCTGAGTGGTTTTTTGAAGAAATATCTTCTGGAAATTTAAGTAAAAAGTTTTCCGAGATGAATTTTGATACTAATTTTAATTTCTTGCTGCTATCACAGCTTACAGGACAAACTCCAGCAACTGATAGAAAAAATATTTTCTATACAATAAAGTGGCTCTGTGAAGCATTTCATGATGACCCGGATGTTGGAATAGTATTGAAGACAAATCACGGAAGAGGGACAACAATAGATAGACAGCTAACAACCGATCTTGTCAGAAAATTAATTTCTGAAGTTAGAAAGGGGCAATACCCGAAGATTCACCTCGTCCACGGAAACTTATATCCCGACGAAATTGCAGGAATGTATAAAAATGAATCAATAAAAGCTCTCATTAGCCTAACTAGAGGCGAGGGCTTTGGATTACCTCTTTTAGAGGCCGCAGCATCAGATCTTCCTGTAATTGCTACAAACTGGTCCGCGCATACAGAGTTTCTAGCTCTCGGAAAATTTTTAAAAATAGGCTACGATTTAATAAAAATACCACCTGAAAAAGTTGATAATAGAATTTTTGTTGACAATTCATCTTGGGCAAACCCAAGTGAAAAAGACTTTAAGAAAAAAGTTAAAAAATTCAAATCTAAGTCGCATGAGCCAAAAAAGTGGTCTATACAGCTTGGAGAAAGAATTAGGTCTGAATACTCGCGAAAGTCTATTTGCCAAATATACGATAAAGTTATTGGAGAAATAATTAAAAAATGTCAATAGGGTTTTCAAATATTCTTCTTGCTATGTCTTTATTGCTTTTTGTCCTTCTTGTTATATCTATTTATTTTAACATAAAGCACGGAATAATCATATTAAGAATGCAAGATGCAATTGAAGAATGTCTAGACAGTATTGATCAAAGATACACCTCTATGTCAAAAGTTTTAGAAATACCTATTTTTTTCGACTCTGTCGAAGTAAGACAGGTTGTTGACGACATAGGAAGGACTCGTGATTCACTTTTAGTGATTGCAAATAGATTAACCGATGATTCTTTGGAAGAATATAAGGAAAGTATTGAAAAATGAAAAAAAGAACAATCAAGAGGAGGAAGGGAAAGGGAAAAAATAATTATTTTACAATGGATACTCACGATGCAATAAGAGATTTTCAAAATGCACCGCAGATTACTGAGAAACATGAAATATACGTTGTAAAGATACTTCCAGCATTTAATAAGCTTGCAGAAAATTTAATATTTATTCACAAATTTGCAAAATCTCCAGAGGCATTTGGGAGACTTAAGTGTGACTGCGTAACATTTTTATACGAAACCCTTCATAAATTTGATCCAGATCGAGGAACCAAAGCATTTTCATATTTTAATGTTGTGGCAAAAAATTGGCTCATCATACAAAGTAAAAAGACTGCAAAGCTAAACAAGCGGCATGTAAGTATAGATGCTCTTGAGGAGATGACTGGTTCACCGGCTAACCTACACGAATCATTTAAAGTAGGCCCAAATCAAGAAGTATCTATCATGAGAAGAGAATCGAGAAAAGATCTTGAAAAGATACTTTCTGATATAAAAAACCAGCTCAAGACAGAAAGGGAGCATGCATGTATGGATGCTATAATATCACTTTTTGACAGAGTTGACGATCTCGAGCTACTTAATAAGAGAGCTGTTTTTGTGTACTTGCGAGACATATCTAACCTTTCACCCAAACAGCTGTCAGTAACCATGTCTAAAATTAGAAAACACTACAGGGATATTACCGGAAAGGGAGATTTTCTTTTATTTTTTGGAGATAAAATATGAGTAATGAAAAAAAGTCATTCATGAAGAAAGTAAGGGAAAAAGAAGAAAAGATATCAAAATTTTCTGAACTTCTTGACTCCCTAGAGAGTACAGCAGATAAGAAAAAACTTCTGTGGAAAGAAATATATGAAAATGCGCTGAGTGATAGGGAGAACGCAGGTATTTTGCTTACAGATCTTTTATTCCAGACCCAGGGAAACTTGACCAATCACGCCACCTACGGATCAATTTTGTCAAAATATCTCGAAAGAATGTCAAAATCTAATGATCAAATTTTGAGACTTGCTGAGATCATAGCAAAAGAAGAAGACAAAGCTATTGATGTGAATGATATTTATGGAAAAATAGAGGGGTAGCAAGATGTCTCTTAAGAGATTCAGAGAACCTACATCAAATAGCACAAAAACAAATCCAAATGCTAATTTAAATTCACCCGCAGGCGGCGGAAGCGGTAGAATTTTATATGAAGCAGTTGTTAAAGATTTTTTCTCAAATCCTGTCGTAGATCTCGCAATAAACCCGACTAACGATCCTGAGATGACGTATGGCGAGTCTCTTCTCAAGGGTATAAACAGTGTTTCAAATACGGACCTCATATCAAAAATGCCTAGAAGGTCTATCACCGCAGTAGTGGTTTCAGATGGTGAAGCATGGTCAAAACCATCACCGGAGATATTTTATCCATTATTCCCGCACATGTCAATGCCGGTAAAGCCAGGCGAAAAGATATGGGTAATATACGAAACACTACAGCGTGAAAAATCTAGGAGGGGATATTGGGTATCAAGAATTACTTCTGATATAAAAGTTGACGATCCTAACTATACCCACGCAGATAGAGAATTTCTATATTCGCATGTCCCAACAGAGAATACAAGTGCACTCGAAGCCGCGGACGAGGAGGCGGCAGATTTTGATCAAGAGGATGTTTTTGGATTCCCTGCTGGCGGAAACGGAAACTCAAGTAAAAATACACTTCCTGGTGAGAATTCATATGATCAAATTGTAGCCTCTTCGACCGCTTACATAACACAATTTAGCGGAGAGCCAGTTCCACGATTCTCACCTCTTCTTGGTGATTTTACAATAGAGGGCTCGCATAACACGCTGGTTAATTTAGGGCAAGATAGACCATCTCTTGTACAACCGTCAGAAGTGCAAGATTTACTAGGTACAGATTTTGGAAGAGGAACAATTGATATAGTTGCAGGTCGAGGCCAGACTGATGAGACCAAAATTTCAGACGTAGAGATAGAAAAGAGAGGTGAGGATCTTTATAGCTATTTTGAAGGTGACAAGTTCCCATCTTTTTCCGGTGAATCTCCCAATGAGATTGAGGGCCACCCTGATTTTGAGAATGATCTTTCAAGAATTTACGTTTCCATGAAGACAGATGGAGATTCTAACTTCGGTCTAGAATTTACAGACTCATCAGCACCGCAGGTCGAGGCAATGCCCTATATAGTTGCAAAGTCAACAGAGATAAGGCTGGTAGCAAGAGACGGTGGTAGCATTAGAATGATAAAAGAGGGATCTTCACAAGCAGAGATATGCATCACGTCAGACGGAAAAATTGTCATCGAGGGAACAAATTCTGCAAGATCTGCTCAAAAGGTTATACGCGGAGAAGATTTAGCAAAAGCTATGGCTGACTTTAGCACTGCTATTGGCTTAGCCATGCCATTTACATTTGGAAATATGGGCGGAACGATAGTTGATGGTGGAATAGCTGCAGCATGCTCAACACTGGCAACTGCGGTGGCTGAGGCGCTCAGTGAAGAAGTATTTATCAAGTAGGAATCTATGGGAGTTACATCACCAATGGCAGACTGCCTATCGGCACCTGACGAGACATTTACAGAGTTCTTTGATCCAATCGTAGAAGCAATGATGGTGTCAGTAATGCCCATCTTGGAGCCAGTCTGTATAGCACTGTATAAACCAAAAGATATACAAGTTGCACTTGATCTAGCTATAAGTATCGGATTGGACTTTCCAGAGCTTGCTCTAGACCCACTCAAGTTATTTGAACTTGGCGACATTGATCTTCCCAGCATCCTATTGGGTCTTGATGTTAGCTTGAAAACAGACATCGATGTTGAATTTACGCTTGCAGCTCTAGAGATAGCTTTAGGAATGTTGCTTATACCGATTAATCTTGTTATTGGATGGGCAGCAGATCTTCCAGAACTACCCACTCTTCCCACAATAGACATTATAGTTGAGCTTATGATAGACCTCGGTTTTGATCCAAGCATTGATTTAGAATGTGTTGCTGAGATTATTATGATTCCAATTGCTGCACTAGGCGCAGTCCTGGAAGGCGATGATTCAATTTGTGAATAGAATATTAATATGAGCATAAAAGAAATGAATGAAGGGTGGCTAAATTTTATAAAGAGGTCTATTAATAGAAAATCTCTTGATAGTAAGTTTAGAAAAGAAGTTGAAAAAAGAGTAGAGATATGCTCAGCATGTCCAATGCTCAAAGTAATTTCAAAAAGTAATGGAAGATTACACTGGGGAATGTGCAGGAAATGTGGCTGTGTTTTCCCAGCACTAGTGTATTCAAAATCAAAATCATGCCCAGAGGAGAAATGGAAAAGTATACCAGAGTAGAATACTTTGTTAGAATCCTCATGTGCATTTGAAATGCAAGGGAGAAAAAATGAAAAAAGAAGAGATTACAATGCTGGCTGAGATTAGAAACTATATTATTGGATATTACAAATCACTTGATAGGAATATGCAGGGAGCATCTGTTGTTAAAACAGCAGACGTTGCGAATGTTTGCGAAAATATTATTAATAGCACAGATACGCTATTAAAGCCCTACGTTAAATTTGAAAAAAACTGATATCAATAATTTAGCTAGAATCAAATTCTATGTTTTTCGATTTCAGCATAATTAGTAACTAGAGGTTTTTATGGGTATTACGACACCCGATACAGTTGATTTTGAATATGACTGGCTCTCAGCAGGCGATACTCCAGCTGTTTTAGCTGATATACCAGCTATGAGCGGGTCTTTTGAAGAGACCATGCCCCCAAATCCAATTGGTGTAATTTTACCGCTAGCACCAGGTACGGAAAGATCAGGTCTCTTTGCAATGAACTATGATGTTGTAAACGCAATAAGTACAAATCTTAGAATGCTAGTTATGACAAATCACGGTGAGAGGCCAATGATGGAAGAGTATGGTGCAAATCTAAGGCCTCTATGCGCAGAATATTCAAAAATTGATGATTTTGACGGTGCAGCAATGATAAAAATTCAAACCGCTGTCAGGAGGTATCTACCAATGATACAGCTTGGAGAGTTCAATAGTGTCTTTATTGAAAATAATGACCCAGCTACTCTTATAGTTCAAATGAATATCAGATATAGCATACCATCGTATAACTCGATGAATAATATTCTTAAAGTATCTTTTAACTTAATGTAGGTAGTAAAAATATGGGATCAGGAAAAAATAAAATAAAAAGTATCAGAGACTCTCAGCGGTCCTATCTGAATAGAGATTTTGATTCATTTAGATCATCTTTAACACAATATTCTAGAACATTCTTTTCTGATAAAATATCAGACTTTAGTGAAAATGGGTTTGCAGGTATGCTTATTGAGCTAACTTCTTATGTTGGCGATGTTATGTCTTACTATATGGATCATCAATTTCAAGAACTAAGTTTAGACGAGGCATCTGAAACGTCAAATATCGAAAGGCTTATTAGAAATGCAGGCGTTAAAATTGTTGGAGCGTCTCCTGCAATTGTTGAAGTCGAATTTTATATGGAAATTCCTGCAAAGGAAGTGGACGGAACATATGTTCCCGATCCGACGTATATGCCTATCATCAGAGCTGGTACAACAGTTTCTTCTGGCGGCGGCATCACGTTTACACTTGCAGATGATATTGACATGGGAAAAAAGAGGGCATCTGGTGAACTATATGCATCATATGTTACCATGAAATCAAATTCAGGCGGAGATCCAACCAGCTTTTCTATAATGAGATCAGGGACATGTATATCTTCAGCCAATAGAACAGAAACATTTGCAATTTCAAACTCTTTTGTTCCGTTTAGAACTGTGAGCTTAGGAATGACAGATATAACTGAGATAATTTCTGTAATTGACTCTGACGGAAATGAATGGTATGAGGTCGAGGCACTAACAAGAGATACAGTCTACAGGAGAGTTATTAACACTATGCCCGATAGAGATTCAGTCGCAGAAGAGCTCGAAGTTATACCGGCTCCCAGGAGATTTGTAGCATCAACTTCTTCAAATAGTAGAAAAACAACTCTAAGATTCGGAGGAGGATCTGCTTTATCAACAGACGACGACGTTCTACCAGATCCCTCAGAGCTCTCTCTGCCGCTCTACGGTAAAAGGACAACTATTACTAATTTTACAATTGATCCTAACAAGCTTCTTTCAACAACAACCTTGGGAGTTGCTCCTCAAAATACAGTTTTAACTGTAAGGTATAGATACGGCGGCGGAGTCTCTCATAATGTTAGCGAGGGATCAATAAGAACAGTAAGAAGTCTAATTACTAAATTTAATTCTGCAGTATCTGCTTCATATATCTCTTCAATAAGAGCATCGCTAGAGGTTATAAATAGAGACACAGCCAAAGGTGGTGAAAGAGCACCTACTATTAATGAAATGCGGACAATAGCAAACCTTAGTAGAAATTCACAAAATAGAATGGTAACAAAAGACGACTTAATAGCCAGAATATATACAATGCCAAGTAAATTTGGAAGGGTTTTTAGAGTAGGAATTAGATCAAATCCCCACAATCCACTTGCAGCAGTTATTTCAATTATTAGCAGGGACAAGGATGAAAAACTTGTCATATCTTCTGATACGCTTAAGAGTAATCTAAAAACATATTTAAATGAATCAAGATTGATATCTGACGCAATTGATATAGTTGATGCAGCAGTTTTAAATGTAGGTTTAAACTATAGTATTGCTGCATCAATGACAGCAAATACTGACACTGTTATTCAAAAAATCAATACCCAGCTAAAAAATTATTTTGAAATTGAAAATTTTCAAATAGGCACACCAATTATAACAACAGATATAGTAAACCTTATAATTAATACACCGGATGTACAGTCGCTTGTCAGTCTAAGCTTTTATAATATATCTGGGACGTATGAGGATAGAGTTTATAGCAATACTAGCGAGTCAATAGATTCTTTGACAAACAAAGGTATTATAAATTGTCCGCCAGGTAGTATTTTTGAATTTAGATTTCCAGAAGATGATATCATCGGAACAGCGGGGTAGTTTATAAATGTATAGAATTTTAACTGCTAGTAAAGACACTTACATTACAAATAAGATAATAGTAAACTCATTTAGAGCAACCGATGCAAATGTAGGAAAGGCATCAACTATTGACTTGTTCAAACTGTATGGTGAATCTAGCTCTGGATCAATTGAAAATCCTATTGAAATTAGTAGGGCTCTAGTTAAATTTGATTTAAACCCAATTAGAGCTATGACTGCATCTTTTTTAGACTTAAATTCACAAAGATTCAAAGTACAGCTAAGGCTTTGTGATGTCTACGGCGGCCAGACCACCCCTGATAACTTTAAGCTAATAGTATTTCCATTATCAAAATCTTTCGATGAGGGAATGGGTCGTGACGTTATAAAGTATTCTGATTTAGATTCATGCAATTTTGTAACAGCATCTGTTCTATCTGATACTCCAGATTTATGGTTTGTAACTGGTGCAAATAAGCAAGGATTGCTCGGATCAGACGATATTGATATCATATCTAGCGGAAATTTAAATGATGGAAACGGTGTTGTCAATTTATGGAAATCTCAAACATTTGCAACAGGCGATGAGAATCTCGTAGTAGATGTAACAAAAATAATATCTGCAACTTTGAAAAATACAATTCCAGATTGTGGTTTTAGAATCTCTTATTCTGGATCTGAAGAGACAGATGAATACACGCGATTTGTCAAGAGATTCTCATCCCTGCAGACAAGTAACTATGTTAAAAAGCCAGCATTAATCATCCAGTATGATGATACTATTCATGATCATCATAGATCATTTTTCTTTGAAACAACAGGAAGTCTATTCTTGAATAATAGTTTAAACAGCGCAAAGAAAAATCTAATATCCGGATCCGCTGGTACAGAAATAACTGGCGATGATTGCTTACTCTTAAAGCTTGTTAGCGGATCTATAGATAGCGGTTCATTATTTCAAAAATATATAACAGGCTCACAGCATAAATTTGGGCTAACGTATATGACAGGTGTATACTCAGCATCCTTTGCTATTAGTGAGTTTGAACAAACTGCTTTATTTTCACATGTTAAAAAAGCTTCAAGTGCTAGTTTTACAACAGTCTGGACTCCCATGGATGAATCATTTGCATTTTTATCTGGATCGCTTGTCATTCATAGATCTATTAGGAGTGCATTTGATAATGATACAAGCAGAATACTGGTGAAGATAACAAATTTAAAACCAGTTTATAAAAAATCTGACAAAGTAAGATTTAGAATTTTTGCAGAAGATATTGACAGACCAATTGTTTTTAAGAAATTACCAATTGAAACAAAAAGTCAAATATTTACAAAGATGTACTATCGAGTAAGAGATGTTATCTCAGGAGATATAGTTATTCCATTTGAAAAGGATAGAAAGTCGACACTTTGTTCAACAGATTCTGAAGGTATGTATTTTGATTTTTACATGGACTCACTTGCACCAGGAAGACTTTACACGATAGATTTTCAAATTAATGAAGGTGAAATAAGCCAGCTATTTGAAGGAAAATCTGCTAAGTTTAGGGTAGAAAATTAAAAATGGCAAGAGACAGAAATAAAAAAATAAACAAAAGACCTTCTCTTTTTTCCACGAAACCTGGAAGGAATAATTTTGTTTCAAATAATAGTAATATTTTACTCCAACAGCTCGCAGATACAAACATATTAAGCACATCATCATTCAGGTATGACTCACCTGGTCAGGGAATAAAGTCGACACAGCAAATTCCTGTAAATTGGGAAAAGTTTGAAAAGCATTGTTTTTTCGATTCAGCACAGTCTAAAGTTAATATTGCTTTCGACCAGATTATTAATGAATTTCCATTTGATGGTACTGGGAAAGAGGTTGAAGCGTTCCTTGATGGTCTAACAGGTTATGAAAAATATATCTTTGATAAATTTCCAAAGCACGTAGGATATCTAAACTTTTCAGGCGCCGCAGGTCCAGCACCAGATAGTGATGGAAATTATATTAGAGTTTATGACTCTAGCGGATATCTTTTTCCTGGATTTTCTAGCAAAAGAGATGGAGCAACAATAATTGATTTTTCTACAAAACCTTTTACCATGGAGTTTCAACTTTATATTCCTGATATTACAAATGACAATCAGATTCTTTTTCAGAAAAGCTTAGCACAAAACAAGACTGTTACCCTTGCGCTAAGCGAATCTTTATCAACAAGTACATGTAAATTAATTTTCGGAGTCAATTCAGGATCAATTTCACTGTTTGTCTCATCGTCTATAGAAAAAGGAAAGTTTAATCAAGTTTCATCTGTTTATGACAGAGGCTCAGATAACAAGGCAAAAATATACATAAATTCATTGTTGTCTTCAACATCTTCAAATTCTGCATTGTTTGATACACTAAATCTATCTAGAGCAGACTTTCTTATCGGATCTGGCACAACAATATCTGTAAATTCAAAAGAGATGCCTGGAGGCTCATCAACTTTCACACCACTCGAAACATTTTCAGGATCACTTGATGAGCTTCGAGTCTTCCATAGTATAAGATCCGAATTAGATTTTAAGAAGTATAGCTCAAAAACAATATACGCATCTGATGATTTGAAACTTTACTTTAAATTTAACGAGGCATCAGGTTCTTACAAACCTAATGATGTAGTGCTAGACTCTTCAGGTAATTCACTCCATAGCATTATCAACAACTATAAAACTTCTCTCAGGCTGACAGGATCGATTTTAAGCCCAATGACGGCAGAAAAGATAAATCTTTCGCCGATTCTATTTCCGGATCACTACTTAGTTAAAAATTTCAATCAGCGGTTACTTTTATCAGCAAGCAGATATGATCTTGTAAATCCAAATATTATTACAAGACTCGTACCTTCACATTTATTTCTAGAGGGCCAGGCCGCGGACGGATTTGAAAATTTGCAGGGTGAACTTTACAATCCTATTACAGGAGATTCAATACCAGGATCTGCAAAGCTTGGATCATCTCAAATGCTGACCGGATTCCTATTCATATACGCAAAACTTTTTGACGAAATAAAAATAGTAATCGATAGCATATCTGATTTTCTTAATGTTGACTACGACGGATACTCTACGACACCTGACCAGCTAATACCCATGGTTGCAAAATACTATGGAATTCAACTGCCAGATTTATTTTCTTCATCCAATATATTTGAATTTATAGACGGGGAGGACATTGGTGACGCATATGCATTTGCACCAAAATCACTAAGAGATCTTCAGAATCAACTTTGGAAAAGATTTCTCATAAATCTTCCGTATGTTATAAGGTCAAAAGGTACAACAGAGAGCATAAAGTCAACAATTAGATCTTTCGGTATAAACCCAGACAGCATATTGACTGTCAGAGAGTTTGGCGGCCCGTCAAAACGATCTTTAGATAATTTAAGAAAAAATATTATAAAAAATCTACCATTGCTTGACTTTTCTGGTAGCATTACAGCAACTCCCGGTACAGAAGATGCCCAGGGATTTTTTGAAAATATTCCATATTCAATATCTCCATATCTTAGCTCATCAAGAGTTGAACCAGGATACCCAAAAATACAGGGTGCATTTGTTGGAAGATCTCCATCTCTTAGAAACGGTATTTCTAACAATGTAGATGACGGTCTTTTAACGTCTGGCTCATTTTCCTATGAGGGATACTATAGATTTTTAGAAAAAACTAGGGCAAAGTTTAATCAACCTGTAAGCCAGAGTCTTGCTAGATTATGTGTAACAGGTTCTAGTATTGCCAGGGGCGCGATCGTCGCCAATCTTGTTGCAGTTTCCGGAACACAGGATAGGCCCACAACATTAAATCTGTATGTCAGGTCATCTTTACAAGCATCGCAGCCTGGAATAAAGCTAGTCTTAACCGGTGCCGAGATATTCAACGGTGATCCGTGGTACATATCTTTCGGAAGAGTAAGAAGTGATGATATCAGGTCTTCAATGTCACAGAGCTATACAGCACTTCCAATATCAACTGAAGGGTCATCATCATATTTTCTTAGTTGCGGAAGATCTGCAAACGGAAATATTAAAGAGTCATTCTTTAAATCAGGGCTTCTTGGCGATGAAGGTCTTGAGTCAGCTTTTGAAAATATAAATACAACTCATAGTGTAAGTGGAACTTTTGCAGTAATCGGATCACAAAGTTTAGGAACCTATACTAATTTATTTTTAACAGATACTGGGCTAGATTCAGTTTCAGGATTTTCATCTGGTGACTTATCAATGGCTAGCACGACAGACTTTGCAGGTAGAGTTGGAAAAATAAAATTCTGGTCATCAGCTATAACAGGTAAGCAGAGAAGAGAACACACGCTAAATCCCTCTTCATATGGAAGTCATAATCCAAGAGTAGGATACGATTTTACATCAATGAGCACCGGGTCTTTTGAAAGAATAAGACAGGATATTCAATTAACACAACCTATAACATCAAGTGACGCTTCTGGAAATTTAACTTTAACAAACTTTACACAAGAAATTGGAGATATGCAAGCTAGAAACTTTGAAAACTCTAAGAAAATTATAAGTGATGAGCTAGTATTTTATTCTGAAATTTCACCAAAGTTTGATCTTTCACAAACAGATAATAAAATACGGGTTAGAAGCTTTAATACAGCTGAGCTTTTAGAAAATCATGACTATGCTAGACCTGCACCAGTTTATGAAGTTTTGAGATCTGAAGAGCCTGACGACGATAGTAGATTTGCAATTGAATTTTCTTCTGTCAAGGCACTTGATGAGGATATAATGTCTATGTTTTCTGATATGATATTCTTTGACAATGCTATTGGCAGGCCAGACTTACTATTTGATGAAATATATCCAGACCTCGACCAGGCGAGAAAGCTGTATTTCAGAAGGCTTTTTGCAAAGCCTGAGTTTCAAAATTATTTTTCAATGTTTAAATGGTTTAATAAATCTTTAACGTATATTATTGAGCAGCTAGTTCCAAGAAATACTACGTTTTTAGGAGTTGATTTTGTCTACGAGTCTCATCCGCTAGAAAGAAATAAATTTAGATATTTATTTGATGATATATACCTGCTGTCAAATGAGAGATCTTTTGATAGAGGAGATATACTTTTATCACAATATGTCGGACAACTTAAGAAGTTTTAAAGGAGTTTAAAGTGCCAATACAGCCTTTTATTGATAGACCGGGGGTGAATTTAAATCAGGCCTATAGAACTGTAACATTGACCACAGGCTCAATGGCCTCTGGTGACGTAAGACCATTCATGCAAGGCGTCTCAGTCAGGGATATGACAGTTGTATTTCAAAAATTGACTCCCCTCCTTACGTCTATGGGTTTCCCTGCAACAACTAGAAATCCAATAGACTTCTCTCTTGAAAAGACAACATACGGCATTGTTAGACTCTTCACTGACAGTGACAATGAAATTGACGTATCAGCATATCAGGATATTGCAACGCTAAGAGACCCTGTTAAATTTTTACAAGATACTGGAATCACAGCATATCCGAATATAATGCTTAGTCCAAACTGGCTGTCACCTGGTCAGATGAATGGTATAATTGAACCGCTTGATGTGAGGGGAACTCTTGCAGGGGCATCTATTGATTCTCCGTTTGTTGCACATACAATACGGTCAACTCTTTTTAACCCTCCCATAATGTATACTATAGACCCAAGTAGCTATCCTGCAGGTTTCAATGAGGATTCAAAGTTTATAGATTCACAGGATACAAAGATGTCTATTGGCAAGTTTAGCCTTAAGTCTGATGGAATATCAGATTTTGAGCCTACACCGGTAGCACCGTATGATGATAGTGATAGGTCTGCTAAGAAAAATGATCTCATGATTCAATCTAATTCTCTCTTTAACGATTTTGTCGGAGTTGGGATAATTTCAAAGATGGAGTGTAATACTGCATTTAACTTTCAGTCAAAGCGATCTGTATCTATAGGGGCAACTGGAATTAGAAACGTTACAGGTATTGACTCTTTGGCCTTTGGAGGCTTGACTAAATAATGCCAGTCTATATTAAGAAAAGAGGACCCAAGGGACTCGCGGTCTACGATCTAAATGAACCATTCGTCGCAGGCGGCGGTATATACACGAAGGAGACAGCAGAAGCGCTCCAGCTTTGGGCTAGAATGACTCCTACTGGACCTGATGATCTCAGCAATAATTCAATTTCCCTAGGGTATACGGCCCCGCCATTGGCCTTTTCAAACCAGCAGATACCAAATAAAGAAATTTCAAGAATAATAGATATTCCAGTAGTTAGATTTAGACCTGGTGTTTCCTCCGCGCAAACAGCCCCGTCACCGCAACTAGCTTTTGGTCAACCAGTACCATCTGTCGGGTCAGATAAACCATTTACAGTTGCTACCTGGGTTCGTTTCCTCCCTGGACCACCTTACTCTTATATATTTGGATGTCCAAATGATATTAGCACAAACTACGCCACAGAACTCGGAGTCTACCCTGGCACTGCTACGGGAGACTGGCTGGTAGCATTTGCAGTCCAGGATACTGTCAATGGAGGTGGCCATTCCTATGTGGCATCAAATACTACTGGGCCTCATAATAAATCTCACTTAATTCCAATGCACACGTGGCATCACATAGCAGTTAGCTATTCTGGTGATCCTGGCCCGCTACCAAGCAGTGCTCAAATTTACATTAATGGAAATCTTTTAAATACATCACATGCACTCATAGGTACATATGTCGGAATGAATACATCGCTAACTCCAAGCTGGAACATTGGTGCAAATTGGAACAGTGCCGTCGAGCTCGAAGGCTTCATGGCAGAGTTTGGAATATGGAATGTTGCCCTAAGCGCAGAGAATATAAAAGCGCTTTATCACTCTACTGCTGGTGCATACACAGCACAATCAGGAATACTGTCTCTGCCAAATAGAGTCAGGCTTAGAGACGAAGACGATGTAAGGGGCGAGTATCCAAATCATCTCAGAACTACTGGCGCAAGAGGACCGCTTAAGGGAAATAAGACAGTAACTTTTAACGATACAGTTACTCAAACTTTTCTTGAACAAACTGGCTCAATCTGGCCATTGGTTCAAAATGAAGAAAACCTTAAAAATGCAGATCTATCTTATCTAATTCCAAGCCCAAATCAGAATTCAAATATGGCTAGTGGATCTATTGCTGGAAGAGCAAATCCGTTTTTATCTGCACAGGGCATAAAAGAAGTTGTTGATACTGGCATAAACTTTACACCTTTTAATGATTCAAATATATTCCTTCTAGACAAATCAGATGCTTTCTACATGTCAGGAACAACAGCTAAAGACTATCCCGGTTTCGGATCACCACTAAGGGATAAGATTATTATAAAGCTTCCAATAAATAACTCATCAGAAAAATATATCACAAGATACTCAAGAAACGGCGTCCCGTCTAACTACACAGACAGCAGCGGAAACTCGATCTCAAATATCGGCCTTTTCCCATTCGGCTTCTATTCAACAGGGTTCTATTATTATAACTTTTCTGGAAACCAGTGGGAAGATAAGGGTCTAGATTCTAACTATTACATGATGTATTCTGGATCCAGTAACTCCATGAACGCAAATACAGTGCGGCTTGGTGGCACCATAGCCCCGGAGAATTCTGCCTGGACGTGGTCGAGTCCATATACACCCTTTCCAAAAGTTCAACAGTTTAAAATGTCAGATCACATGGGTGTATTTGTTGACTCCGTAGCTGATATACACGCGGGCACAAGAGCTGATCCTGCGTCAGTTCTTACATCCAGCTTAGGATATGATAAAATTGGCTGTCCTACGCAGTCAGGCCTGGCACCGTATCATAGTCAGTATCATGCAACAGCAAGTCAGGTATTTTCTCTTTCTGAATATCTAGGAAGTGATTTCTTGCTTGAAAAAGCTGTAATTGAGATCCCGGTGACAGTGCAGAGGATGAGAGGTGATTCGCACGGGGAACTGCCGGCAAGATTTTATGAATCATGTAGAGATATTGATAATTACGTCTTTTTTCTGTATAGACAAACTAGAGACGAAAGCAACCCAGCCGACTCAACCAATCATGTGAATACCTCTAGAAGAACACTTGTTGCATCCGGATCAGCCGCGTTTTACAATAGCTATGCTTTTTCAGGTAAGGTTGTCGATCATATAAAATCACATGGCTTGCCCCATACACCTTCTTTTTCACACGATTTTAACTATAAAGTCAACGCCTATCCAGATCCTTCAAAAAATCCAGCAATAATTCAGGCATTCTCAGGTACAATTAGAATTGAGATGCAGGCTGCTGTGCCAAATGGTCAACCCGTGGGCGGAACAAGATTTCCCGTTCTTGGCGATCTTAAGGGCTCTGGAACATCTAATACTGGGTTCTTGAATCCAACGCAGAGATCAGTAATAACACAGGACTGGTGGCAGGGCGGTGATCAAATACCTTCTTCAAGCTTGACTGCCAATAGTACAATAAATACAGTTGTTTCAAATGAAGATGTGTTCATCGCTGGTGACCAGCTCGCAGCGGGATTAGTGCCCTTTGCGCTTACATCATCCAATAAGGCTCCATCCTACATACGGGATACTATGAAGTCTGTAGGCTCTGACAGTGTTGTGAGAGACCCGAGACAATTTAAGACATATCTGGGCGCTGGCAAATTTAATATAGACGGAGATGACCTTCACTCACTTCAAGATAGTGATGGGACTATAAATAGCAATCTATCAAGCATAGGAATGCTAGGATATACTGGCCACGACTGGGGTATCTCTGGCACACCTTCCTATCCAATTCTCTTTGGTGCAAGACCCTCGTCTGAGGTGTCACCATACCTTTTTCAGCCAGGTGATGAGTTAATACTTGGCATCGATGCTGGCATATCTATGCTGCCATGCTCATCGAGTGGCCTCGCTGGAGGTGGACCTGGGACAATGACTAATTATATTGGTCGTGCAACACCCGTAGATGCTGGCCGTGACCTTGGATTTTACAGATCATTGTCACCTATGGAAATTCTAGGTTGCATGTCAGGATCCTTTATGAAGATTTTGACCGGTAGTGCGAGTCTGACTCTCTTTGGTAGCCAGGTCAAGCTAAACAGCGAAGTCCTGGTTACGACAAATCAAGGACTTACATCAAATGCAATTCATGAGGCAATCGGTACAAGACGTGTACTAGATCAGTTTGATATTGCCAGCAGGCTCGATCTCTCGGGATCTTATGTTGATAATTTTGTATATGGTAAACTTAACGTTTCACAAAATGCGCTCAATTTTTCAAATAGTGTTCCGCTAGCAGAACCATCATTTAATAGAATTAATACAGATGCTGGGTTTAGAACAGCACGTTCAGTAGTCTCACTTCACTCAAAAAATAGAAGAGGTATCGACGGAGCATCAACAAATCCCAGTGTTATTTCATCCCCGACAGCAGATAATAAAGTCGGATCACCTGCGTCCTTTATCGGAGATGATGACAATGACTTTGTGATATGGAATAGAAATATAAAAGAGCTCGCGGGAGATCCACACTTCGTTACAAAGAAAACCTCTGCTGTGATGGGAGCTAGCAATATCGTCTCACTTCAGAGATTTGTATCATTCCCAGATATGATCGAGACATATTACGACAGCATGGCTCCCGATGTAGTGGATTTTGCCGAGAGAGATCAGACTAACTTTATAAGAGCCTGGAAAATTTCATCTGGAACATTTACACACAGGATTTATGCAGACGTTGCAAATCTTCACCGAGTTACAGCGTACCCATATAAGGGAAACCCGGATAGATACACACATCAAAACTTCTATCTTAGGCTTATACCCTCATCTGGATCTTTTTCATCAACCAGGGTGAAAGAAGTTTTATCAACAGATTATAGCAAACTATCATATGTTACGCTCTTTAACAGAGGATTTTCGTATAGAGCAAAAATAGGACCGACTAATATGAACGAATTTTCATATAATATCACGGGATCTTTCGGGCCAAGATATGGGATGATTAGCCCTGTTCTTGCAAAACCAGTTGCAAAATTTAGAAGAGACAGGTTTGGACAAATTAGAGATATGCTAGAGCAAAGACCGTATGGGAAGTTCTTTCTATCAGTAGCGGGTGGGAGAAATGCAGCAATTGATGAATCACCCATTCAGGTAAAATTTGTAAGCAGCCTTAATGGTTCAACTACAGTAAGCCCGTTTGCCACAGATTCTGCTAACTTTAGCTTTGAGTATACATCTTCATATCCGTATTCTGACAGATCTTCAGCGGATCCGCTGCTCGTGAGTAGTGAGCTCGTTACAATGGTTCCAGGAATCCCCGTCGTGACCGCGCCTGGGACATTCACATCAAGCACCAGCAGCTCAACCAGCTCGGCAATCTCTGCATCACCAGCCTTGATCGGGTCTGGCTTTACATACGGAGGAGCAACATTTACTCCAGGCAGCGGCGGATCCAGCGGTACTACAATGACTCCGCCTACTGGACCAGAACCAACAATATCGCCATACATGACAGGTCCTGTGCTCTTTGGTCCCTGGACACCGGGACCATAAAGGGGCAATATGGGAAGCAAAGTAAAAAATGAAATATTAAAAAAATCTGATAGATTAGTCACTAGAGAGAGCAGAACGGGTAATATTCATTCGATACAATTTCCAAATAGGACAGAAGTAGGTCTTGACAGTCCGTACTTTAGAGAGGGACTCCATGTCTACGGAAATGTATCAGTCTCAGGAAGCCTTCTTGTCTCTGCTAGTGATTACATAAATTTTGGAATTGCACCTGGAACATCTGGATATGGATTCAGAGATAATAATGGAACTCTCGAATTTAAAAATAATGTCGGATTAAATCCGCAATGGACCGCATTTGGAAGCGGAGGTTCTGGAAATCCAGGCGGATCTAATACACAGGTTCAGTTTAATGACAGCGCAGCATTCGGCGGCGACGCTAATTTTACATTCAACAAGACTACAAACACACTAACGGTTTCCAATCTTTCAGCTTCACTAACTCGTCTGCCTAGCGGTGCTTCTTTTATAGCTGCAGGAAACAATGTCACAATATCATCAAGTTCAGCTGGTCAAATAACTGTTTCTTCTACAGATAATGGGTCTAACGTTAAATCTGGATCTACTGATGTTGGAAATGTAACGCAGCTTAATGTAACGAATTTGGCAATCCTGAGTGATGAAGGTGCAGGTGTAGTAGCACTAACAGGATCAATAGGAAATGCAGAAGACGGATCTTATTCTGACGGTCTATTTACTGATTTCTTTTCTGGGACACCAGTTGGAACAGCTATTGATAGATTCAACGAGGTGCTGAAGGGTCTTGCTCCTGCAGCAGCACCATCACTAGACGATATAGACTGTAATGATTCGGGTGCCAATGCAAATCTTTCATTTGGATCGACTCAGTCGATCGTAGGGTATATAAATGCTCAGCCATCCACTCTTTCATCACCTGCCTCCAGCCTGTCTGACGTTAATATTAATGGAAGCTATAGCTCTACAACAGTTAGTAATGATGTGCGCGTTGCGTGTTTTACCGGAGCGACAGTAATAGATGGTACACTTAACGCAGACGTTCCGGCAGATAGTCCGAATTACGCAGCTGATTCTTTTGGAAATGGCAATCAGGGGATTCTAAAGCTTTTTGTGAACAATAATTCGACAGAGATTCATTCTGTAGATCTCAGCTCATTTGGATCTGGAAATTCTGTGAATGGAAACGGTTCTGGGTTCAATCTTTCTGTGACCACACCCGGTCATTTTAGTAATGGTAGCAATTTTGACACATTCCAGCACCGTCAAGGAACCTATACGGTCGCAACATCTGATCAAAGAAACGGGTGGAACTATTTAAGAGTAGTTCACACAATCTCAGGTGTTGACACAACATGCAATTACGTAGAATGGGTAAATGATAGTGATAACAATACCTTAGCAGCAGCTGGCTCAGCTCTAGATACACTTTCTATGACAGGCATGAATACACTATCAGGTGTAAGATACAATACAGGAGGAACTGCAGAGTACAGGGCTAGAGTCACAAACGCATATAGAAATGTTTATTCTCAAAATAACATAACATTTAATGGAACTAATTGCAGTGTCTCCTCACAGGCTCTCCCTGTTATAGATTATAGCAACGGAGAAAACGAGCAAAAAGTTCTTCACATAACAGGTTCAGCTACAATAAATTCAGACCCAATTTTAGACAATTCTATATCTGTAAGCGTTAATGTTCCGCACCCACTCAAGTCCAATATTTCAAGTGGCGGCTCAGAGTCGATAAGCGGAATACTACTTTATAACTTATCAAACACTTCTACGTCGACATCTGAGACGTTTAGATTAGAAAACTATAGAAAAATTTCTGGAAGTTACGGTTCACAGTCAGACGTTACTAGCAATTCTAATGACTGGGTGTCATCTGTTCACATGAGCGGAACAAATGTTGGATATGAAGACGGCCTTATGTTTTACAATAGTAGACTTCGTGCGCCACAGCAAGGGGCAAATAGTGGAGATTTTAGAAACACTTCTGACGGAGGGTCAATTTCAAACGGGCCTGATGAAAATGTAAATTATAGCAATATAGGCTCTGGAAAGAGAACATTTTATAGATATTTTCAAAACAATACAGGCGGCGCAAAGACAGATTTTAGACTTTCAGTTAATGGATCTGGAACTATAGTTTCACAAGGAACTAACCTTGGAACTGGAAATATTTCAGTTCTTGCCAAGCTGCCTACAACATCAGGAAATCAGACTACTGGCTGGATGGATCTTGCAGTTGCATTCTCAACAGGGCAAACAGGAGATGGTGATGGTTGCCTTAATGGATCTTTAGATAGCACGCTAAATGCAACAAATGATGCAACATTTGGAACCGTATTCGTAGACTCCAATGAGTATATTATGTTAAAAATAGAGGCAGATGCTTCATTTACTGGAAATGTTAACACCGTTTCTATAACGTGGCTGTGAGAATTTAATGGCACTTTCAGATACCACTAAAATTAATATATCGATTAAGAAGTTAAGTGGAAAAGCGCAAACTTCTAATGATAAAGATCTTGCAAATGAAGGTCTTCCAACTGGCCTCACATTATCATCAGAGACTATATTTGGTGATGTAATTCCTACAAATCCGAGCAAGGCATCGCTATATGCTACAACTGGCGGTGCTGTCGAGTATTTAAGGCTATCTGCTTCGTTTATTCCAGGTACAGATACAGCCAGCGGAAGACATGGGTTTTCATTACAGCTACCAGATGACTATGAGGCAAACTCTTCAAATTCAAAAAAAGGTACATATCCTTTTTTAAATAGTCAGATCATATACATTACAAGTGGATCTCTACAGCTTGTTCCCACTTCATTCTCTATGGACTATGAATCAATTCCATATCATTCAGCCAGTAATGTACAGACTCAAATACCAGTTTTAGATGCAAGAGATTGGAATCTTGACTATTTTAATGGAATATTTTTCCAACAGGACCCACCGGCAACAGGTGATAGCAACCAGAATCCAAGATATGTAGACGCATTTCTCTATATTGGAGCATCTGTAAAAGATAAGATCACGGGCGGCGGCAGCGGAGGAGATCCAAATGCTGAATATCTTGTTCTATCTGCAACGGGATCACTTTCTGACGAAAGAGTTTTTACACCGGGAATTGGTTTAGCATCAGTTGATGCTGGTGCTGGCAATGCTTACACACTGAATATATTGGATTCTGTCGTTGCGACACTGACGGGTTCTCAATTTTCTGGAAACGTAGGAATTACAGGCTCGCTTGGTGCTGCAGGCAACATGCATCTAGGTGAGTATCTTTATCACAAAAACGATCCAGACACTTTTCTAAGATTTGAATCTGATCAAATAACGTTTTCTGCCGGAAATGAAACATTGCTGACACTAAAAGAACACAGTCAAGATACTGTGATAATTGGCGATGGCGGCGACGTAGATTTCCAAGTCAAGACAAGCGGCGATGATAACACACTATATATTAGGGGTGATACAAATAGAGTTGGAATTGGATTGAATGGACCAGCAACCACACTTCATATAAAAGATTCAGACCCTGGAGTTAGAATACAAAGAGAGGCTCAAGCAGAAGACGGGACTTTGGATTTTGCTGGAGCAGCTGGCGTCACCGGAGCCTCTATTGTTCATGTAGGTAATACTAACGATTTAGTATTTAACGTGTTTAATGGCTCAACAGTTGAAGAAATTTTGAGGATGGGAGACTATTACAATAGCAATAAAAGGCAAGTGATTTTTCTTTCAGGTTCTGGAATGCACAGCGCAGCAATACAACCAGAAAAATGTTCCGACATTGCTTTCTTCGTATCAGGTTCGGCTGGATCAAAAGGAACTACAACAAGAGGCACCTCAGTATTTGGTGGTGACGTCGTAATATCAGGAACACTTCATGGAGGCTCTCCCTTGAAGGTGGCAGGTGGACTAGCTGTGACAGGATCTTTGGATATCAATCCAGAACTGGGTGATGTTGCAAGAATTCAGAATCTCAAAGGAAAAGTAAAAGTATTTGCTAGCAGCTCTTTAGAGCTTGGATCTTATACTGGAATTATAGATCTATTTGATCTACACAATGGCGCCTGCGGCCAGCTTAAGATGTCTGGATCAGCAGAGCTTACAAAAAGAACAATTACACTGAGCTCTCCGGGAACATTATTTTTTACTGGGTCCGACGGGGGATCCAACTTTAAAGGGCCGATACACGCAAGCGATGGATTGTCAGGTTCTCTAACAAGGCTCCAGGGCGGCTCTAGTTATCTTATTGGAGGCGCCGGTATAAACATATCAAGTGCTTCCAACGGAAGCATTACAATAGGCTTCAAGAATCAGGAAAGGGTAAAATCTATCAGAATCATCAACTCACCAATAGGTGCAGGACAAGACTGTGACATATCAGCAAATTTTTCAAATGTAAACTATGATTTCAATAAGGTAGATGTATTTGTAAACGGGCAGTTACTGCTAAGTGGATCTTTAAAAGATTATTTACTAAATACTGCAAAGACTGGAAGCATCCACTTTAATTTCGACCTACTTACAGATGATGCTATAACTACTGTTGTTAGCATCTAAATAATCAAGAGGAGATTTTAATGAAAAAATATTCAACTTCTGATATCGGATTGGCCTCTTACATCATGTTAAAAGGGGGTAAGCTTATATCTGCATCACGAAGTAGCGGAGCATATGAGATACTATTTGAAAATACAGATGGCAGGTGTGAAACATACGCAGTTGAATATTTAAACTCAGAATTTACAAAATATGATATGTATTCAAAAAACTTGAGACTTTTGCTAAAAAATCATAATCGATAGCATATATAAAATTGTTCGCTTTCTCTTTGCTTGTATTTATTGTAAAATTTTAACTTTGTTGTCTTCAAAGTTTGTTGTTTTCCTAAGCCTATTTTAACAAACAAAGGAGAACAAAAATGGCACATTTTTCACAAATTACGCTACCTCAGGTGACAGGATCACTTGTAGATGTAGCTTTTTCTGGTTCTACTTCAGCAGCCGCGGATGCTGGTGCAGTTGTAGAGACAGATCTTGCAGGCCTTCTCGGCGAGATGGCCGGCGCAATTGGTCGCCTATCCGGTAAAAATGGAGTTGGTGCAAGCGGTTTCACGAATGCTACTGCTGGTACATTTTATCAGAATCTACTTCCAGACGGTGTGGGTACACGAAACCTCGGTTCAGCCACAGCTGAGTGGGGTGATTTCTACATTGCTGACGATAAAAAGATTCTGTTCGGTAATGACCAGGATGTTACTATTGAGTATGACGAGGACGGTGAAAACGTTCTACAGCTTACTGGTTCTGCCAATATTCGTATTGGACACGCAGGCGCTCAACAGCTTCAGTTCAGAGATTCAAATATCAAGGTCTTCTCATCTGTAGACGGTCAGCTAGACCTTGATGCTGACGGGGAAGTTGAGATCGCAACTGCAAAGCTTGACGTGGATGCAACTTCAGATTTCAATATCTCTGGCGGAGCAACATCACTCATAACTACAACAGCTGGAAATCTCATTGTAGACGCAGCAGCAGGTGTTGCAACCGTTGATGGCCACAACGGCGTCATGATTCTTGGTAACGCTGCAGAAGTTGATATTACCACGACAGGTGCCGTTGATATTAATTCAGCTGCTGGTTCATGGGATGCTTCTACGCTATCACTAGATGCAACTGACGATTCTAACCTCACTGTTACAGCTGCAGCCAAGAGCTTAGTTCTTGCTGCTGCCGGCGGTGGAGCTCAGAAGCTTCAGCTTGACTCTGCTGGTACAGGTACTGATGCAATTGATATCACAGCTTCTGCTGGTGGTGTCGACATCGACGCCGCAGGCGATTTTTCTGCTGTTTCCACAGGAGCGCTATGGCTCGATGGCGGCGGCGGTATCAATATTGGTACAGCAAATGATGTTGCTTTTGACGTTAACTCATCTACGTTCGATCTCGACGCTTCTGGTGCGGTTACTATTGATGCAGTGGGTGTATCACTCGATTCAGCAGGTGCTTCTGCTAACCTTACTGTTACTTCTAGTGGTGCTGGACAAGACCTCCTCATCGCACAGGTTGGTGGCAATGATTCATCTGTCATAGTCACAGCTGCTGGTACAGGTGCCGATGCTATTAAGCTAGGTGCTTCTGCTGGTGGTATTGATGTCGATGTTGCTCTCGGTTTCGACCTTGATGCAGCTGGTGCTGTTGCACTTGATTCAAGTGCTGCTTCAATAACAATGGGTGCTATCCTAGCGGATGGACAAACAGTAAAAGTTGGTAAAGCTGGAGCTGTTGAAATGACATTCTCACCTCATGGCACTCCTGCTAATGAGAAGTGGCAGCTTATCAACACTGCGGGTACTGCAGCGGATGCTCTTTTGCTCTCTGCAGTTGCTGGCGGTATTGATGTTGATGCTGGTACTTCATTCGACCTTGATGCAGCCGGTGCAGTCTCACTTGACTCAACCGCTGGTTCAATGACAATGGGTGCTATCCTGGCTGATGGACAAACACTTGCACTTGGTAAATCTGGTGCCGTTGAGATGGTATTATCACCTCATGGTACTCCTGCTAGTGAGAAGTTCCTTCTCACCAACACTGCTGGTACTGGACTCGATGCTATTAAGCTCAACGCCGTCGCCGGTGGTGTCCAGATCAGTGTCCCAGATGAGAAAGGGGTGTCACTTGGTAAGGTTGGTGGTGTCGAAGTTGTTATAGCACCTTCAGCCACCGCAGGTCTGGAGAAGTATTCCGTTGTTAACACAGGCGGAGATTCTACAGAGGCAATTAAGTTGCAATCATTACTCGGTTCAGTCGGACTGTCTGGATCAATCGGTGTAGGAATGTCTGGTTCTGCCATCACTTTTGGTTGTGCAGATTCACGTAACATGCAAGGTGATGAAATAAGGCTAGCTGATGGTGGTGAGTTTACAACATTCATCGGAAAGGCTCTGTTTAGTGATAACACCACAATCGTTGGAGCACTTAATGCACTCGCTGGCGCTGCTAGTGGTGGTGTTAAAGGTCTCGCTGTAATTACGTCATCAATTGCTGCAAACGCAAACTTCACGCTGAATGATGCAGCACTTGTTGATAGAACGGGTTACGATGAGAACGGTATCAGCCTGGTTGAGGTTTCAGTTGCAAATACAGATGTCTTTGTTAACGGTCAGCTTCTGGCTTCCGGATCCTCGACTTCAAATGGTGACTATATTGTTCAGTCTGCAGCAAATCCTGGCATTCTTAGGTTCGCCTTCCAATTGGTACCTGATGATGTTATAATTGTCAAGACAACTGCCCAGCAGTAATAAATTCACATAAGAAGTTTAAATAAAATTTCTTTGGGACCCCGATTAACTTCGGGGTCCCTTTTTCTTATAATTTTATGATTTTTTTAAAAAGGAGTGTGATAATGGATTTTTTACATAAAGTAGAAGATATTTTACACGATATGAAATCTGAGCTTCACAAAGTAAGAACTGCAAGGCTTGATTCAGAGCACCATATTAATTTTATAACTAGCGAAATAAATCAGGCAATAAGGTCTGAGGCAAATGATCACCCAGATAGTCCTGCAAGATCTCTAGGTGCCGCACTTACAAAGCTTCCAAATATTATTAGAAAATCATTTGAGTATCTTGACAAGGTTGAGTCTAATATTATTGTAACAATTACTGCCTACGAAAAAGCAGCTGATATCTATACTTCATGTGAAAATGAGAAGAAACAGTCGGCGTCAATCAGCGACAAATCTGAAAAACCGGGCAAAAAAAGAAAAATTGGATCTAGACCGGAAAATAAGCTAAAAGTTAGAGAGGCCAAACAAGAAGAGAAAGTCGAAATCAAATCGAGAGAAAAAAATAAAAAAACAAAGAGAAAAAAGAAGGAGGCATAGAATAAATTACCTAAATATTTCTACAGGGGCAGCTTAAGAAATGTCATTAAAGAGTAGAAATCAAAAAAGAAAAATCAGATATTTAAAATCTCAACTTAGCTTCTATAGATCAACACTCGTAGACATGGCCGAAATCCTATCAGAATATGAGAATGAATGGGCAAGGGATAAAAAAATAATACTTGATAAACTTTTACAGGATACCAATGATATTGAAAAGTCACAATCTATACAGCAAAATACAAAAAAAATAGTAGATTTTACTCCCCCACCCAATGGGGAAAATATATCTAATAATATTGAAGAAAATACTCCAGAAAAACACACACCAAATTGGGCAAAAAAGCTATATAGAAAAATAGCTAGAAGAACCCACCCAGACATTACAAAGGAAAATCATGACAATGAATCATCAAAAATATTTCAAGAAGCTGCTACTATCATGGAGAGAAAATCTTACGATAGCCTAATTGATCTCGCGCTAGATCTAAATATAGATGTTGATATTGATTCACCGATTATTATCAAAAAGCTAGGTGAAAGAATTAAAATAACAAAAGATAAAATTTCAAAGATGGAAGCATCTCTTCCCTGGGTGTGGGGGGAAAGTTTTGGATTATCCCATATTAGACTTAAAGTTATATCTGCATTCTTAGAAAGGATGGGTGAAACAAAGCTTAGCGATATTGAAATATCAAATTTAATCAAAGAGATAGAGAGTAAATCAGTTGAATAGAAAATTCATATTTTCAAATAATTTTTTAAATAGTATAATTAGATAACATGACGGGTGAAAAGTGTCTGGTATATTAGATTCTAAAGTTAGAGTTATCGATGCAGTGATAACTCAAGAGGGAAAGCGACAGATAGCGAACGGAGGTTTGAGGTCCGTATTTGCAAGTGTCTCAGATAAGCACACATACTATGAAGCTTCAGCAGCTAGTGGATCAGCTGATGCAACTGTTAGGCTTTACTTTGAATCCCCGACAGAGTGTATTAATGACTCAATTGTTATGGAATCTGATGATAGCGGTAAACTATTGGGATATCCCGTACAGGGAAGTGAATTCTACAATACTGACGGTGTGATTTCAGGAAGAACATCTGTTAGCGGTACACTGACGTATGCAAATTCAGGAAACTCAACAGGATTTGCTAGTGTCGCAGAGGGAATTATAACTTCTTCCATAGATAGATTCAAAAATCTATACTCTCTAGGTACTCGTGAATCAAACGAAGCTCACAATCTCCAAATGGAAATACAGCCTTCGGGATATAGCTTTACAATGAATAATAAGTTTCCATTCATTGAAGGAATTTCTTCAGCAACGACAAATGTCGATTATCTAGAGCCTTTATTTTTTGACATGAGACTATCAGATGCAATAAACTTCAAATATCTCCCACCGCTTACTGAGCCTTTAAGCACATCAGAAAGTCAAGTGCCTTCAAATCCTCCGAGGACAAAGAAGTTTGGTGATTACACGAGGTATCACAGGCCAAATCCTCTAACGCTTAGTAGAATATTAAGACACATGAATATATTCACTGATCAATCAGGCTCAGTTGCAGTTTCAGGTGATCCAGATTCTGATTTTGACATATCACCGTCCGTGTCTATTCTCCCAGCACCGTATCTTCAACTCAACTCTCTAGGCACACTTGGTCTTGCATCATCAAATGTAAATGCATCAATTGTTAACATATCTTCAGATGAATTACCGAGAGAGAGAGTATCAGTCTTTTTTAATAAAACTTCTAATACAAATAATCTTGTAATGCAAATGTTTGAATTGGATTCAATGTCTTCAAAGCTAACAAAGCTCGATGTTATAAATTATGGAACATTTAATGACACAGATTCTGTTGCCCATCCTAAAAAAGATGTGTTTTTTGTGGGTAAAATATTTATAAATTCAATCGGTTTACCATCATTTGTTAACTTATTTACTATAATAATGGATTAGAATGGCAATCTTAGTACCCACAAAAAAAACTAGAATTCTTTCTGCATATGCAGGTCAAAGCTCCCGGATAGTCAATATTGAAAAAATCAAGTCTGACAAAGTTATCATTCGGAATGGCGTTGAAACAACTGAACCTGCACCCGATAGAAAATCAATCACGTATGAGGTATTTTTCAATATTGACTTAAGAAAGTTAATAGAGTCTAATATTCAATACCTTGATTTTTCAATACTGCTGTCACCTGTTAAAAAAAGAGCGGGAATGTTCGTAGAGTTAGAAAGCAGAGCTGCAAGTGATGTTATGGCTGCACTCTACGGTGGTACTTCTGAATCTTATGAGGCACTAAAATATGACAAGAAAACTAAAACACTGGGCGCAGGAAAAATAGATCTAATTTCGCACATTAGACACGCAGGTACAAATAGCAGAAATTTTAATAAAAAATCAGATATTGAACTTTTTGGAAAAAAAGCGAAAATTTCACTTGTAGATCCCGCCAGCGAAAAAAGAAAAAATAAAGGTTCTCAGAGACTAGCTATAAAGACCTCTTCTACATTTAACCCAGACAATGTGTCAAATAGAGAATTTTTTGACATTTATAGAGAAATAATATCACTAGGCGCTGATCCCTCCAGTGCATTCTTTTCTGTAAGCAGCTTGTCAAGTCCGTCTCCAAAAATTCCAGCGTATAAACAGAATATTGAAAATCTTTATCCGAAAAATATACCACACAAAAATATAGATACAATGCGTAGCAAATTTGAAACATTATCTCTGTCAAATATTTCAGATATCAATTCACTTCCTGGAAATTCTACAGGCCGCGTTGCCGTTATGGAAAAAAAGTCTGGCAGGATTAAAACTATTAGACATGTATTTAAGATATTTGCTGATACAATCTCATCTTTAGAATCTTTTTATTTTTCTGTGACTGCAAAGGACCCAGAGTCTGGTCTGACTACTGAAATGTTTGAGTTTTCAATTCCGCATACTATAAATATAGAAAACTATTATATTCCAGAGTCACTACCAAATATTTCAATTTTAAGAAAATCTATGAATAGTAATTACTCATATGTCAACTGTATAATTGGAAACATTGATAAAAAAATATCATCAATCGATCTCTCTATGCGAAAAATAAGTGATGATACCAGCCTTGCTAGTTCAAAATTTTCGCCCACATCAGAGATAACTAGTTTCAAAGAGATCAAAGACCAAAAATGCTACAGGCTGAGTAAAATTACTGATATGAGCAAGTCTCAAATGGTAATTATAAGATCTATACCTAAAACTGTTGCAGGCTTAAAGATCATGAATATAAATGGAGACTCCATATGCGGTGAAATGTTTAACTATGTTCACTCTGGAATTTACACTTCTAACCAAAAAAATGCTGTTTTCATTTCATATTTTGTTGACTCTGATGATGTTGCTGGCGTCACAGTCTATAGAAAGATAAAGGGTGAGACTGAATATACACCTATGCTATACACGAATCAAACATCATTTTCTATAGGCGGTGAACCAGAGGTAGTAGTTTTAAATAGTGAAAAATCAGAAGTTGCTAGGAATGGAAGAGTTGGCAATACAGTTGACCCTATTGGAAATCCTGGAAAGCTCATAGACTATAGGTTAAGATTATTTTTTAAAAATGGCGCTGACCAATTTTCTCGTCAGTCATCTTCTATAGTAAGGGTTGATCCTTTGAATGCTATAGATGTTAATATTGGTGAGATTTATAGGTCAAGAGATAAAAACGGCTCTATAGCAGTTGGATTCAAAATTGGCTATACTGTTGTTGAAACAAATACTGACGTTGTCTATAACACACTACAGGCGTCAGGGATGGCAAGCTTGTTTAGTGATACAATTGTTGCAACTAGAGGATCACTTTCAGATATGGTCGTATTTGGAGTGAAAAGAGTTAATATAACAACTTCAGAAGTAGATTTCTTTGGTTACCACCAAGCTGGTGACTTCGTAGATGGTGGATCAATTATTACCCCACCGCAAGTTGGAAACAAGTATCGATACTATGTTAATGCTTATCTTGCAAGCCCAGAACAAATTAAAAACTATTTTGAAATGTCACAAACATATAATAGTAATATTATTAACAGCTTGAGCCAGATTAGAATACCCACATACATTCAAAGGGTACAAAATTCTGCAATTTACTCTACACTAGCCGCCCGTTCTCCTCCTTCCGCAGGCCCATCAGCTTTATCTTCAGAATCAATTGAACAATTTAATAATTTTAAAATTCAAAAATATTTTTCTGGAAAAGCGTTAGCATCAGGAAAAATTGAAAATTCAGTTAATGCAACGCAAGATTATGATTTTGAAAAGTATAATACTGGAGATTTCAGCTTTAAGAACTTGAATATTTCATTAGGATCTTATGATATAATTTCATCATCAAGGGTTTCACTTACGAGATCTAATGAGGGCTCACCTGTCTTAAGATTCAAAGTAACTTCTTCTGAGCCGACATCGCTAGATCTTATAGATTATATTATTATTACATGTGTTAAAAATGGTCAATCTTTCATCTGCGGCGCATGTCACTGTGATCAAACTGGCAAAATTGTGTTTATTGATTATACTAATAAAGAATTTATTGGAACAATAAGTTATTTCGCGTCCATTGTTATGGTTGGTGGAAATGTCATATCTAAAAAAACAATAACATCATCAACCTTACTAGAGAATAAACCTATGAACATAGATTATAAGATTCCAAATCAAGGGAAATAGCAGATGGATCCAACAGTTAAAATTAGTATTTTGCCAGATGCTAGCCATTCTGACCAGCTAGATACAAAAGTTCCAGCACAGTCTACAGCTGATAAAGTTTTATATCCGTCACCTATAGAAGAATCAGGTCTTGTACAATCTCGTGGCGGAACTGTAGCTTTTCAATCAAGCACTTCTGATTCTTTCTATCTCAATTCTGACCTTGAGTCTCTTTTAAACAGTAGGGGATTTTCAACACAGCGACCTGAGATTATAGGAATGTTCAATTATATTGCACCGCTTGAGCGTGGGTCTGACGATGGCAGCGGCGCAGAATATATTATAACGCCGTCCGGTGAGCTATATGACTACCAGTGCCAGCTTAAGCAAATGAGATACAGTGATGCAGATTCTTATTTTAAATTAATGCTCGGAATATCTAGCGAAAACGGTCAGTATATTGTAAGTGACAGCATGTCTTCAGAGGATATAGAGTTTGCTAATCAAATTATTAGCAAATATACAGATAATATGGAGCAAGCTTCTAGTATTTTGAATTATTTGTCAACTATTTATTTTTCAATTTCTAGCTTTATTGACTCTCAAGATTTAAATTCTTCACATATTATTTTTAATGGAGCGGACCGCTACTCCACTGAAGACGGCACCTTCGTCGTGGAACAGACAGTAGACGCATCTATACGACCAGCCTTCACTGCAGCATTGGCCAATTTTCCAGCACTTGATCTCTCAGTAGACGCAAACGTAGGTCAAGTTCCGTATACAGTTTCAATGAATTTTGTTGATTTCCTAACAGATGTTCTCGGTCTACACACAAGTATTTCATCACGATCGAAATTTCGCGGATCTAGTGGATCACTTCACATGCTTGCAATGTTTAACGTCATAGCTGGGTCTATTTGTGGATTAAAATTTTCGCCAGGGTACGGCACTGACAGCGGAAGCTATGTCAAGGGTGTTTTGCCAGGATATAATATTATAAAATCTGCTACGCCCTCTTTGCTTCTTTTAAAAGATATTGCGTCGTTCAGTTCATATTCCGGAACTGACGGAATATCATCTACAATGGGACTTACTGCTAGCAGCACAAGTGAGCTAAGTAGCGGAAATTTCGATGGAATGATATCAGGTATGTCTGAGAATAGATGGGGTAATGAAACAATAGGTGCATTTTTAGCAAATTTATGCAGCTTTGCAGCTCTAGACACACTCCAGACATTAGTTTTTTCAAAAAATAGCTCACTTGCTGGAGCTTCAACAAATGTATCTGATATATCTACATTTATAGAAAGATCTTTTGGAAGATCCACATCTTTAGACTTATCAAGCATACTGGAAAAATTACCCACATCAGAAGATAATCTGACAAGATATATTCTAACACCAAATCGAGATTTTTCAAGCTCCGATACTAGAGATGTAATAGAGTCATATACACAGACAAATGCGGAGCTTGCAGATGGTGTTTCTTCATCTCGAACTGGTAGGTCATATTACTGTGATGAAATACCTACGCTTGAGTACGACGATGCTAAAGATCGAATTCAAAGCTTAATAGGCTCACTATCTCTAGCAGCAGACAACCTTAAAGATTACGGAAGTCTACTTTGTGGACCCACACCAGGGAGTGATAGCTACATAGATGATTCTTTTTATCAGTATGGATACGAAAAAAAATCAGAAAGTTTAAAAATTATGCCAAGTACATTCTACCACTATATCTTAAAGGGCCTAAGAGACTCAACAGGTCAAGGTCTCGTGTGGAATCAGGAGTACGTATCTGATATTAAAAATTCATATCTTTTTACATTCTTAGTTGCTGCAATGGCCTCAGAAGATTCAACAATTGCATACTATGTTGGAGCATTAAATGTTGCATACTGCGAGTATCAGGATGGAAAAATTACACAGGGCACACTTAAAGAAGCTGCTAATGTCCTTGAGTGGAAGGCAATAGAAAAATTGCAAAAAGATATCATCGATTCATTTGATTCAGGTGAAGCTAGCGGTGCAGGTCATGTCGTGTGGTATGGCGATGGCGCGCATCCGGACGGTAACATCCAGCACGAAGAGGTTTGGGATCAATCAAGCGGCGGCGGCTCTTCTAGTGATTACTTCTACTATCCGATGGGTTCATCTGGAATAATACCCGGCGATGGTACAGATAATAAATTTTATGAGAGGAACACTTCTGGTATCGACGTAGCTAGTGATACAAGAGATATTGTAACTCTTGTCGATGAGCTGGGAGGTGTTTGTCACCTATGGGGAGGTGACTCTCTTAACGATGCTCCGAAAAACATACTCCTAACACCATATTTTGCAACTAGAAGATATCACAAGGATGTTGCAAATTCTCTTGATTCATCATTCACAGATACTTGGAATACAAGTTCTAGGGGTTATGATCAAAAAGCAAAGATAATGGCCGCGCTAGCAGTTTGCAAGGAGTACTGGCATGACATGTTTAGACTTTCAGTTTACTTCCAAGCATCAGCTTACAGAAGCCAAGATTCAGGTGGGAAGATTCAAAATGAATTTGCTGCATCGTCTGTGTATATTCTGTATGCTGTAAATCAACGAAGCCCGTGCGGATTTTGTGATGCAGTTGATATCTTTCACAAAGCATTTCCATATGATATTGATCTTGAGACACTTGAGTCATCCAGCGGAAATCACATTAGTGAAACAGAACGATTCGCAGTAGTAGATAATTATGCATCAAGCGCTGAGACTTGGCTCCACGGGTCTTACGGTGCTATTGAAGCCTGGTTGTCAAAATTTAAAAGCTTTAAAAAGAATTTACTATATGCTGAGCAAACAGGAATGGCTGCATGTCTGCTAGCAGCCTCTGGAATTGATCAACTTTCTAACGCTGCTGTTAACTTGCTGAGTGCCATGTCATCATCAGACATGGATTCAGATAGCTTTGATAATGCACTGGGACCAATTAGATCTGATCCTGATTTTCAAAAAGCATCGCTTTTATCAATTACAAAAGATCAATTATCTCTAAATCGGGCACTTTATGACTCACTTTCAGTTCCAAATAGAGAGTACGGCTACGTTCCTGCTACGAAGGCAATCCTTGTAAATCAGACTAAAAATCTATCTGGTTTTCTAAAATTATCAAAATTTTTAAAAAGAGAAAATTCATTTGCATCTCGACGATTTCTTGCTCCGGTCGGAGTTCCCGCTGGAATGATTGAAGCTCTAAGAAATAGAATGATGGATGAGACTGGTGATACTTCGTATAGAGACTCTAATATTATTGAAATTACTATTTGGAAAAGAGATCTTTTAAATGAAAGCGCTGTATACGCACCCCAGAGATACGTCTTTGATACTTCTAAATTTATTATTACCGGACGAGCAGAGGGAACTTCGTGGTGGACAAGCTATATTGATGCAGCAATTTCAGCTCCTGATCCTCAAGATTTTAATGAGATTATGTCAAAAATAGTAGTAAGAAAATATGGCCCTGAGGGAAATAACGGAACATACGTGGGAAATATTATTTCTGAAGGTAAGTATTTTAGTACAGATCTCGGTGTGGATTCACGCATAATGTTTGAAAATCATGTTATTGACTATTACATTAAAACATTTATGAAGCTAACTACTGGATTTGATTTAAATGAAGATGTTTTTCCGTTCCTTGAGGGAAATGTTTTATTTGACGGTCCAGACCCAGGAAATGAAATAATATACCAGACAATGGTTGAAAAAGCTAGAACTTTATTTGTAGATCTAGATGTTGAATCATCATTAAATTACGATAGACTCAAGGGAGAAATATCTAGATCAATATTTATGAGTGGCCAGAAATATAGAAATAGAATAATATATCCAAAGATATTTGAAAGAGTATTTTGTATTTTGATTGATCCTGACACATTTAAGCTGGCAAATAAGGAAAGTGAATTGAGAGAGTTTCTAGAATCATCAAGATCAGATTCTGTCTATGGAAACGGAGAGTATACACAGTATTATGCAACTATATCCTTAAAACCAGAGGAGTATTCTGATGAGTATACACAGGATAGAGAAGATGACCCGAGTGTAGAGCAGCAACAGCTAGATTCTCCATTGGATATATCAGAGCTAGTAAGGCTTTAGGGGATAGTATAAAATGGCAACTGACGAAACAGCAGTTCATGCAGATACAAGTGAAAAGAGTGTTAGCGCAGAAGAGTATACAGATGCAGCAATCTTAGATATTCAATCATTCTCAGAGTATCTTTCAGATGAGCTTGGGCTTACTAGTACATCTACATATCCATCATCACCGCCGACATTTATTGACCTTCCTGAAATTCTTTCACTTTCGTCAGAGTTTCACTATAACTATTACACGAGGGACGAGAGAACAGTTTCAACAGGTGAACAAACAATAGTAAATATCGCATCGAGTGACCAGAATGTTGAATTTATAAAAAAGCAAAATAAATCTCCAAGGTCAGTAATATTAAAAATAAGAAGTCAGCCACCACCGTCACTTTCTACTGATAGCTTTCTTAAGGATTATGCAATAGCAAAAGGAAAAACACTAATAAACACCTCGACAGATAAAATTGTTTTTGAAGGTGCAATCGCAAACTCAAGATTTTCAACAATCATACTCAAGGATAATCAGGTTGATGATACATTTTACAATGAAATTACGGGCTCTGTAACATTTTCTGATGCATATGCAAAATCTGATACAGATAGTCAGTTTATGACCAACTTGACAAGTCAGTTCTTCTCCCCCATGGCAGAGTCTTCTCAGACTACTTCAACTATTCGAAAGGCTCTTTCAAATAGTCAACCAAAAGGTGTTGCTTATGCACCAGCTGATGCGAGATTTGAAACTATTGCCGAGGCGCTGAGAGATGTTAGATTTGTTGAATTTGGATTTTCAATTAACAATGCAGTAATTTCAAATGTTGTCTTGGGTGCCCTAGAGGACAGGGGAAATATTTATCAAGATGAGCTGATGAGTGTCGAATCTGACGTGAAATTAATTCAGGATATGTATGTCGCCCAGGCTTCTTCATATGCAGTTGATTCTTCTGAGTTTGAGCTTGAGATGGCGCCCGTGTATACACTAACATTGGAAGATGCAACATTAGGTAAAAGTGTAATTGATGAATCTTCTTATCCTATAGGCTACTATGTAGAAAAAACCGAGATACAGGCTGGAGCAGACAGCGAGATGTCAACTAGGCAGCTTGAGCCGATTATTATTGATACCTACGGAGATTTTAATATTTTAGACTCAGACATAAGATATGGTGCAACATATCTCTATAACGTAAAAGTCTTATATTTAACTGCATATGAAGCATCTGCAATAGATCCAGATGGCGCTACACCAGATGAGATAGTTTTTGCAATTAGCATGGTGGCCTCAGAAGGCGTAAAAACTCAAACTGTTGCAATTGAAAGAATACCCCCAGAACCACCTCAAAACCTAAGATTTAATTATAATTTTCAGGATTACTCGCTTGACATATTTTGGGAAGAGCCTACGAACCCACAAAGAGATGTTGTAAGATATCAAATACTAAGAAGAGGAAGCATCGAAGAATCGTTTGTGTTGCTCGCTGAATATGATTTTGATATGTCTACATCAAAAGTAGTCCCGCTTGAAATAGCACCGCCTGAAAAGATTTACCAAGTTCGCGGTCCAAGAAAGCACTATAAGGACCTCGACTTTAAAAGAAGTGAGAGTTATATCTACGCAATGGCATGCGTTGACGCACGAGGTTTAACTTCTGAATACTCAGAGCAAGTTTTAGTATCTTTTAATAGTTTTAAAAATAAAATTGTTAGAAAGAGAATCTCACCCCCCGGGGCTCCAAAATCTTATCCTAATCTATATTTAAAGACTGATCTTTTTGTTGACACAATTAAAAGCTCTGAGTCGACACGAATGAGAGTATTTTTTGACCCAGAGTATTATGATGTTCTTAAGACGAATACAGCTGGTGAAGGGAAAGATTCTGTTAAGGTAGATACATCACTTAGATTAATTTCTGACATGTATAAGCTTCAAATAATTAATATTGATTTACAAAATGCACAAACGTTCGATATAGCTATATCAGATCAAACAGGTGAAGTTGCTGATGTTCCGATGACATCAGCAACAGTTAAAACTATCTTCTAGTTAACGAATAGATTTACAGAAGTTGATTATCGTAATATATAATCAGGTAAGGAGTTTAAATTGGGTTTCCTAGATCATTCTACAAATAATATAATTTTAGACGCTGTTTTAACTGATAAGGGTAGAGAGCTACTAGCCAACGGTGTTGGAAATTTTTCAATAGCTAAGTTTGCTCTCGCTGATGATGAAGTTGATTATAGCATTATAGAGCAGTTTGGAAGAACTGTAGGCAAAGAGAAGATAGAAAAGAACACACCTGTTCTTGAGGCATGTACAACTGGCTATCTAGGTGTGAAATATAGAAATTTGAGTCTTAATAATAATAGCTTGTATATTTTGCCAATACTTGCTCTTGAAACGTCCCTTACATCAAATACAATGAGCTTGTACAGGGGAAAAGTAGGAGGATCTACAGTACAGTCAGTTACTATCAAACAGACAGCACCAAACGGAACAACAGTTGATGTTGACAATACAGATTACTCGTATAGAGTGACACTTGATTATACATTTATGACTGTTAAGAATGTTATTCCTGATACTGTTGATAATTATAATATTGCAACATACACTATTCCATGTAATGCATCTATTGACTCTGCAAATCTTTCAAAGGTTACATTTTCTATCGTTGTAAAAGAAGTTGCAGGGGATATTTTTAACACTTATTCACACACTGAAGGAAACAATAGCGTTGTTTCGAGGGTTGTAACAGTATCAGGCTATAATTCAGGCCAATTTATAAGTTTTAATGTGAATGTTTTTTAAAGATAAGAGGAACCTTAAGTGAGTACGTATAAACAGCTTAACGCAGCAGCAGACATTAAGTCAACTAGATCATATTTGAACCAGCTAGTTGATGTTATAGAATCAGATATTTCAGGAACAGTTTCAAGAAAAAAATATCAAGTATTTGTCACAGGAGGTGTGGGACCTGGAGTTACATCCTCTTTGTTTCAAACAGTCTTTGATCAAGATTACACATTGCAAACTGCAAATGCTGTATTTGACATGACAGTCGGACTATATTCAGGATCAGCGCTCTGTGCATCGGCATCGACTGGAGTTGATACAGCAGGAAAAGTCTTATACATATCTCAGTCTCTAATGATGAGAGAGAAGGTTTCAAACTATAGACAGTTCGCCCAGCTTCTTCTTGGTAATTCAAATAGCAGGTTTACTGCACCGTTTATAGGCTCTTCATTAGCATCTGACAATATAGAAGAGGCAATGTTTATTTCCTTTAAGCGTCTTTTCTCTCGAGACAAGATAAAAAGAGATTCTTTTGCAATGAGATTTTATCAGACAGCATCACATGATATTGATACAGATAAGCCAAATCTAACACAGACATCAGAATCAGGTTCAGCTATCTATACAGACGTTGGGTCATCAACAAATGTCCTAAGCTCATTCGGAGGAGAGGTTGGCAACATAGTAGATGCATCAAACACGTCTAGAAATGTTGGACTAATGTTTTATCAGCATGGCATCAGTGTTTTTGATCTTGCAAAAATATTATCAGGAACACAGCATGCATCTGGGACAATATCAGCTGTAACAACAGAAGCATTATTTGGAGCCGGGAAGGTATGTCTAGGCACAGGATATCTTGGCGGCGGCCCAACAGGCGGCCCAATAGTCCCTGGTACAAATGCGAGAGCACAGTTTATTCCAGATCTTCTTACATCTGCTAGTATTGACGATATCGTTGACCACCTTGCGTCATGTAGAATGTCATCAGGTTCAAATACAGCAATTACATTCCAGAATTTAACAAACATTAACTCTACCCTTGTTTTCTGCAGGGCTACGGCCGATGAGTTTAACTACTCTTCTAATCCGACATACGTAAATACAACAACAAATAGAATTAAAGTTATCGAACCAGGTCAGGAGCAAACCCAAAAACCATTCTCATATATTACTACGATTGGTCTCTACGATGAGAATGATAATCTTGTCGCAGTCGCAAAGACGTCTAGGCCGATAGAGAAAAACGATGAGAAGGATTTGACTATAAGGGTGAGGCTCGACTTCTAGAGTCTTGTCATGTCAATTATTAAAATACCTCCAGAAAGAGTAGAAAAATTTTCGTTAACACTGCACCCTGAAACGGATTATTTAAGCTCTAGTATACCGATAGAGTCACTAGACATTTTGCCTGGAACGTCAGGTTCAGTTCCATTACGAAGAAGGCCGAGTCCTTTTATAAAAGAGCTTGTAGCACCTGGTGTAGCTAGACAGGCTAGCAATGATATCAACGCTAGCCCGAGTGCTAGACCGTTTAATGTCGAAGATTTCACAATGCTTCTAAGCCTAAAGACCGCAATTGACCAGGTATCAGCAGCAAATATTTCCGGTACTACAGCAGATGTTAGAACTTGGGTTGAAAATTATATGCTCGGTGTTAATCAGTCACCAGCGCCTATTGCAAGTTCAAAAAAGATTTTTATTACAAGATTTGACCCGCCATTTTCGCTTAATGATGTTGCGATTGAGAAATCTGCGATTAGAAATAGTTTGATGACATTTTATGAATCTAGATACGATCTTTGTGAGATGGCATATACAAACTATCACAGCTTAAATTTCTTTTCTGCACCGCAAACATCTGGAGCACCGGGAATTGGATCTACAGCAAGAATACCAGATAACTCTGCGATAATTTATCAAAATTTTACAACATCTTCAGCATTACCAAGACCATACTCTCCGACCGGCTCTTTTTCCATAGACATGTATGTAAACCCAAGATATACTAATGATAAAGGATATGATTTTAAAGCAGGCACAATTTTACATCTATCATCAACTTTTGCACTTTCCCTGGTATCTGGAAGCAGTGTTGACGCAAGCGGTCAGGTCGACGGATTTAGATTAATGCTACAGCTTAGTCACAGTGCAGATATATCCCCAAGTGAAGTAGCATATGGATCTCTTGGGACATACCCAAGAGATCTTATTTTTCTATCGGGAGACAATTCATTAAAGAAAAATAACTGGCATCATTGCACTGTCAGATGGGGTACTAATAGTTATAATAGTGGAACTGGAAGTCTAGATATAGATGGAGTATCTACATCGTTTGTTGTTCCGTCTTCATCTATCATGCCGCCCTCCCATATTTCAAATGCAGCGCTTGTTATGGGAAATTATTATGAGGGTAGTGACAATGAAGCAAAGTTTTTTAACTTAGAGACTTTAAAAGAAGGGGTCCAGCCAACCCTAACCTTCGGGACAAATATCGACCCTGTGTATACAATGAGGCATCCTTTAAACGCAGAAATTCATGAAGTAAAAATATACGATAAACACATCTCAAAGGAGGAGATATCTCTTCTAGGAACATCATCCCCAGAAAGTAATAAAAATCTTCTCTTTTATGTTCCACCGTTTTTTATCCCAAACGTTCGAAAGAGAGACATGCTCATCACACCGTTTCAGACACAGAATGTAAAGTCGACACAGCCGTTTAACGAAACTTTCTCTTTTGGTGTAGGCGGTTTTGTAATGAATCTTGAAAATCATGTAAAAGACTTTGTTACAAACAATATGCCAAGATGCTTAAATTTAACAGCATCGACAATTGATACAACTGTTGTTGATATAAGTGCAACTACATATGCTTACTCCACTGGATCAATAAAGAAAAGAAATTTAACACTTTTGCCAAACGATAACGGAAATTTTAATCCTAATTTTTCGTATATTCTATCAAGCTCAACTGTGTCAGATAGATTTCTTAGAAAACATGCAGGAAAGGATTTAAGCATAGTTTCTTTAGAAAATATGATTCCGTCTGGAAAGATATTTCCAGGACTTCCAACAACAACTGTTGCAGATATGAATGCAGCTCTAGACGGTGATGCAGCAACTCTGCCTGATAATCTAAGCAAGGAGTCAATTGCTGGCCTCCTTGCAGGTGTTACACCGGAAAGTACAGGCGGAACTGCTGGGCCGATTTTAACAATAGCACAGAGAACGCGTGATAGATCATCAAATGAAATTTGCTTCTTTGACATATCTAATATTTACTACGGAGACCAGATTCAGACAGATACGTTCTATGTATCTGATCCCTCACTTACTGGATCTGATGGCAAGATAAGAATAACACTAAGGGATAACGGTCGCGGTGCACTGTATAGATCCGATGCAGAGGGTAAAAATCCAGTTTGGTCAAATGTTGGTAATATTCTATACAAAGAAGGTGTTGCAATTGTTAAATCTCCATCGCTTTCTTACTTTGGTAAAGATTGCTTCGAAATCAAAATGAAGGGTGAGCAGAATACACATGTATCAATACTGAATATCCCGCTACCTGCAGGAATGTTCAACTCATCTAGTAATCCTTCGTATCTATCTCTTTCAGCGTCAGATAGTCCGTCAGATGAGGGTCGGCCATTTGTGTATATAGATTCTCTGAATATCCACGATGAAAATCTAAATGTTATAGCTCGAGCAAATCTTGCGCAACCTATTAAGAAAAGAGTTGATGATAGTATGCTATTAAGATTTAAGATGGATTTCTAGTGATTGCACTTGGCCTTGATATTTCAACTTCTTGCACAGGGTGGTGTGTGCTCGACATCAATGAGAAAATAGTTGAAACTGGGTATATTGATACAAGCAAGGAAAAATCAATATTTAAAAAAGGTGAGTCTGTAAAGAATGTCTTGACAGCAATATCTAAAAAGTACAAGATTGAAAAAATATTTGTAGAAGAGAATCTTCAATCATTTAGATCAGGATTTTCATCAGCGCGGACAATTTCAACTCTTTCAAAGTTTAATGGAATAGTGTCTTTTTCGTGCTTTGAGATTTTTAATATTGAGCCTATATTTTTTAATGTAAACACTGCTAGAAAATCACTTGGTATTAAAATAAAAAGAAAAAAAGACGGCGGCTTACCAGTTAAGGATCAACTTTATGTCTGGGCTATGACAAATGTAGATTACAAGTGGCCAGAAAAAAAATTAAAATCAGGTCCTAGAAAAGGAGAGATTGTTGTTGATCCGAGATCACATGATATGATTGATGCGTATATTGTTTCTCGTGCAGGAATTATAGATTGTAAAATATAGATCAAAATTATAAAATTAAAACGGATGAGATCTCACACAGAAAAGATTGAATTTTTAAAAAGGTCTTTCGGATCTTTAAAAATTGCTAGAGACGGAGTCAATGTAGCAGTTGGGTGTCCATCATGCGGAGAGAAGAAGGGAAAATTTTCAATCAATACAGATTCATGGATGTGTCATTGCTGGATTTGTGGTGAAAAAAGTAAAAATTTATATTTTATTTTGAAAAAGCATAGGCCGAGAGCCCACGCAAAAGAGTTTGAGAGATTATTTGGCCTCCCGTCTGGGACAAAAAATAAAAATATTGAGAATGAAGAAGACAAATATTTTGTAATTCTGCCTGATAATTTTGTACATCTTGCTTCTTTTCAAGGTTTTGATCCTGATATTAGAGATGTTATCTCATACTGCAAGAGACGCAATATTACACAAAGAGACATGTGGTACTTTAATATTGGTACATGTAAAAGCTCATACTTTAAAAGAAGAGTCATAGTTCCTTCATTTGACCTGTCTGGATCTTTGAATTACTTTGTATCAAGGTCAATTGATGCAAAGGGTTTTCCAAAATATCTAAATTCTAAAGCAAAAAAGACAGAAATAATTTTTAATGAAATGAATATAGACTGGAATTCTGAGCTTACACTTGTTGAAGGCATTTTTGATTTAATGAAAGCGAGCGGAAATTCAACTTGTCTGCTAGGATCAAAACTTTCTACGGCTAGCAGACTTTATTCAAAGATTATTGAAAATAGAACTCCTATCTTGCTTGCTCTTGATCAAGATATGAAGTTAGAATCTCATAAAATTGCCAAAAATCTATCTATGCGTGGTTGCAGTGTGAGAATATTAGAAAACAATACAAAAAAAGATGTAGGCGAAATGTCAAAAAAAGAGTTCGCTGTCATGTCAAAAGAGTCAAAATCTTGGTCAAGAGATGAAAGCCTAATGTTTAAAATAAGATCTTTAAAGTCAGGATCTCTTTTTTAGAAATATTTATAAGCTAGGACGGCGAGCAATCATGAAAATGTCAGAAATTAGAAAATTAATTTATGAAGAAATAATGACTGTTTTACAGGATGATGCGATTTTTTCAGATAGAGCCTCCCCCGGAATTGTTCAACAAAGAGAAGTCCCTGGCGATGATAACCCGGGCAGAAACTTAAGCTACGGTCATGTAAAATCATCTGATAGTGAAGGCCGCGCCGCTAAAAAGCACCTGTATTATATCTTTACTAAAGCACAAAGCTTGTATGATATGCTTAATGATGAAGATGATTTACCCCCGTGGTCGCAGAGTAAAATAGCTCGAGCAGCAGAAAAAATAAGTGCTGTATACGATTATCTTGAATACAAGATGCACACGGATGACTATTAATAAATTTGTACATCTGGTGTGTATGTATAATAATTTAATTGCAAGTGTCCAAAGAGGATCATGAGAATAATTCATATTGCTGATATTCACTGGAGGGGTCTTTCTAGACATGAAGAGTATACAAGATCTTTTAGTGAATTTTTTAAACAGTGTAAAAATCTTAAACCAGACGTAATTTATGTTGGTGGCGACATAGTTCATTCGAAGACTCAGGGTATATCCCCAGAGTTAATTGATAGACTAGTGTGGTGGTTTACTTCAATGGCAGAGATATGCCCAGTTCATATTATTTTAGGCAATCATGACGGATTAATGCTAAATAAAGATCGCCAGGATGCAATAACTCCAATAATATCTGCACTTGATAATAAGAATATTCATCTCTATAAAGAATCTGGCGTGTACCCAACGGGAACTCCTGGCTTTAACTGGTGTGTTTTTTCTTGCTTTGATGAAGCAGGCTGGCAGAAAGTCAGACCAATTGACGGAGATGTAAATATCGCACTCTTTCACGGTGCCGTTTGGGGATCAAAGACAGACATTGATTGGGAGATCGAAGGCGACACAACAGTTGATCTATTTGAGAACTTTCAGTTCTCCCTTTTGGGAGACATACACAGAAGACAGTATCTGGATAGCAAAAAGACAATTGCATATTGCGGGTCAGCTATTCAGCAAAATTACGGTGAGGATATAGGCAAGGGATTTTTACTGTGGGATATAGAAAGCAGTGACAAGTTCACGAGTAAGTTCTATAAAATACCACACTACTCTCAATTTGTTACAATTGACTGGGCTGGGACAGTCCTTGATACATTACAATTAGCATCTACATGCCAAGATGGGGCTAGGTTTAGAATTAGATCAAAAGAGCAGCTCACCCAAGCTGATTCTCAAGAAATATCAGCACGTCTTAAGTCTGATATGGCAGCAGAAGAGGTTGTTTTCAAGAGTGAAAACCAAGCTGGCTCTAAGAAAATTGCTAGCCTTGCCAGCGAGAATGACTCGAATTTACGTGATATATCGACACATTATTCACTTTTTAGAGATTATTTCAAGGCATCTTCTCTAGAGCAAGAAGAGAGGGATGATATAAAGGATCTTGTTGATAAATATTTTTCCCTAGTAGCATCAGATGATGAGACTATTAGAAACGCAAGATGGGGAATCGAAAGTTTTAATTTTGATAATCTATTTTCGTATGGGAAAGATAATAGAATTGATTTTGCTAAAAATACAGGAATTACTGGAATATTCGGAAAAAATACAAAAGGAAAATCTTCAATTATTGGATCACTTATGTACTGTCTTTTTAATACCACAGACAGGGGTCCTGTAAAAAATCTTCACATTGTAAATAGTAGAAAAAATTTCGCCAAGGCGTCTGTTGATATTAAGCTTAATGGTGAAAGATTTAGAATAAGCAGGGGGACAGTCAAGCATACAACTAGAAAGAATGAAGTTTATGCTTCGACATCTCTAGATCTTCAAAAACTTTCAAAAGATGGTGAGGTTAAAGAAAATCTAACAGAAGAGCAGAGAAGAGAGACAGAAAAAGTTTTAAGAAAACTGATTGGTACGTCTGATGACTTTTTAATGACATCACTCGCGTGTCAGGGAGACATGAATAGGTTCATTAGTGAAGGTTCAACTAGCAGAAAAAGTATTTTAACAAAATTTTTAGATCTTGAAGTTTTTGAAAAAATGAGTGATTCTTGCAAACAGGATTACGGATCTATCAAGGCACTGTCTAGATCTATTAAGAAGGAAGACTGGACTCTAAAAATATCAGAAGAAAAGGTGTCACTAAAAGAGCTAGAGTCTAGTCTAAAAGAGCTAAAAGTAAATATTAAATCTTCAAGAGAAGATCTAGCAGATCTGAGAAATCAAATTTCCCAGCTTGGATTTTCATCTAGGAACTGTTATACTATTTCTGAACTTTCCAGTAAGAAAAATGAAATAAAGAGTCTGGTTGAAAAAATTGAGCTTAGTGAAGAAACTAAAATCTCTATTTCTACCTCGATTATAGAAAAGAAAGAAAAGTTAAAAAGAATTGATGCTGTCTGTAATTTGATTTCTATTTCTGAGCTTAAAGATCAAAGAGACGCAAAGATCGCTATGGAAAAGAGCTTGATTACACTTTCAAGCAACTATGAAAAATCTTTATCAAATATTAAAAGGTTAAACGAATCTGCAGAAAGACTTAATCAAGTTCCGTGTGGCGACAAATTTCCCACGTGCATGTTTATCAAGTCATCTCATGAAGATAAAGCACTGATAGAATCACAAGAGGAGACAATAGCAGCATCTCTTCAGTCATTAAATGATTGCAAAGAAAGTCTAGATATTATTAACAATATTAATCCAGATGAAAAAATTAGAAAATATGAAGCTCTATTTCTCAAATCAAAAGATCTTTCAGGAAATATAAATCTTGATATTGAAAAAGAATCTAATCTTGAGGAATCTATCATTAGAAGCAAAGAGAAACTAGGCGACCTTGAAAGGGAAAAAGAGAAAATGTCTCTATTTCTAGAGACACACAGGGATGAAGGAGTAGCAGACATCAAGATAAAAATAAACTCTGTTGCCGAAAAAATTGAAAATTTTGAAAAATCACAAACTAAACTAATTGAAAAAATAGCTAAGTTAAAATTTACAATTAAATCTCTAGAGGATGATAAAGAAAATCACAACCAGCTAAAAAGGCAGATGAGAATATATGATTTATTTTCCCAAGCAGTTTCAAAAAAAGGTATACCGCTCCAAATAATGATGTCAAGATTGCCCGTAATAAACAGGGAAATTGAATCAGTTCTTCAAGGTGTCGTTGATTTTACTGTGACGCTTGAAACAGACTTGAGTACAAATGCACTTGATGTCTACATAGATTACGGTGATAGTAAGAGAGTTATTGAGTTAGCATCCGGAATGGAAAAAATGATTGCGTCTTTGGCAATAAGAGTTTCTCTCATCAATACATCATCTTTAACAAAGACAAATATGATGATCATTGATGAGGGTTTTGGATCACTAGACGCAACAAATCTAGAGGCGTGTACAAGACTGCTCGAATCACTAAAAAAGTGGTTTAGAAATATTATAGTAATATCACATGTAGATGCAGTCAAAGATTGTGTTGATAACTCTGTTGAAATTATTAAAAAAGGAAAAGATTCATATGTCAAATTTGTATAAAAATAAAGCAAAAGTATTTTGTGATACTTGCGGAGTCTTGAGTTTAAATTCTATAGATCATAGATCAAAAATGCTCGTAGGCGTGTGTAGAAGCTGCGAGCTTACTTTTTTCCAGCCAAATCGTAAAAAATGGGAAGCAGGCTGGCGTCCGTCAAAAGATGAAATTAAAAAATTTAAGATCCAGAATGAGAAAAGTGTGTATTCAATTCTAAATGAGATAGATAATTACATCTAGAGGTTTTTAAAAAAATGCTTACATCAGAAGAAATTAATTATTTGGGGCAAATTACAAATCACACCTGGGGATATCCAGGCGGCCTTAATAAAAAAGTACCTACAGCTGGTATAAATGTCTCTGTGCAGGGAGACACTATAACGTGTGCATATACTACAATTGTCAACCTTATGAGTGATAGAAATCTAAGAGATCAAGCAAAGTCTTTTGAAGATGAATCTTTTGCAATTATCAAGGAGTATATTAAGGAGTTAAAAAAGGAGTTCAAGTCACAAGCTGGTAGAGCTCTAAAGTGCAAAGAGCTGGATACAAATGATTCAATAGAGGTGATCACAGCATCTCCTTTTTCTCCAAAAAGAACTGCGTATTATAGGAGATTTACAACTTTCAAAGTTGATTAAGATGGCTGTACCGACAAAAAGTAAGCAAGTTCAAGAAATTATTAAGTGCGGTAAGGACCCGGTTTATTTTTTTAACAATTATGTAAAGATACAACATCCTGTCCGCGGTCTAATAAAATTTGACACCTTCGTGTTCCAGGACGATTGTATTGAAACATTTCTCGATGAGCGATTTTCAATAGTTTTAAAATCAAGGCAACTTGGCCTATCAACACTTGTTGCAGCATATTCTCTCTGGATGGCACTTTATCAAAGAGATAAAAATATACTTGTTATTGCAACAAAGCTTACTGTAGCTCAAAACTTCATAACAAAAGTTAAGACAATGCTCAGGGGACTTCCTAGCTGGATAATTCTACCTGAGCTAATTTCAAACAATAAGCAACTTTTACAATTTGGCAATGGCTCTACCATAAAGGCAATTCCAACATCTGATGATGCTGGTAGGTCAGAAGCACTTTCTTTGCTAATTGTTGATGAGGCTGCGTTTGTAAAGAATTTTGATTCACTATGGATGGGTTTATATCCCACTATTTCTACAGGCGGAAGAGTTATAATTCTATCAACTCCCAACGGTGTCGGCGGCCAGTATCACAAGCTTTACACAGACGCTGAAGCAGGTTTAAATGAATTTAAATCAATCAGGCTACCCTGGGATGCACACCCAGAGAGAGATGTCTCGTGGTTTGACGAAACAACAAAAAATCTATCTGATAGACAGATTGCGCAGGAGTATCTCTGTGACTTTGCAGCATCCGGTGAAACCTTTCTATCAAAGAACGATTTAGAGTACATCAGAGAGCTAATAAGGAAGCCTATTGAAAGGTCTGGCCCTGATCATGGAGTGTGGACATGGAAGTACCCGCTAAGCGAACACGATTATATTATTTCAGCAGATGTTTCTCGCGGAGATTCAAGAGATTATTCAACTTTTCATGTCATTGACGCAGGAGAGTCAGAAGTTGTCGCAGAGTATAAGGGGAAAATTCCGCCAGATAGGCTTGGTGAACTTCTAGCAGAATATGGCGAAAAATATAATAATGCAGTCGTATGCCCAGAAAATAATTCTTACGGATATGCAACAATATTAAAAATGAAAGAAATTCAATATCCGAATCTATACTACAAGAAAAGAAAAGCTATTTTTATTGGTGATTATGTTCCAGATGCAAGTCCTGATCTTGCAGGATTTACAACAAGCGGTAGAACTAGATCTCTAGTTTTAACAAAGCTTGAAGAAATGTTAAGAAATAAAATGTTAAAAATTTACAGCAGCAGAACATATGAAGAGCTTAAGACATTTATATGGATAGGGCAGAAAGCACAGGGCATGAAGGGTCACAATGATGATCTAGTTATGAGTCTTGCAATTGGTACATGGATATGTGATTCATCTGAGGGATATAGCAAGGATAGCAAAACGCTAAATGATTCAATGATAAAAGCTATGTCTGTTACAAGAACTACGTATGATGATATTCCTGATGCAATTTTAGACGAAAGACCTCATAATAACCCTGGGACTGATAGAAAAGGTGTAGATCCACGCATGCCTGCTAAAAGAGGTATTCACAGTACGGATATAAAGAATAAAATAAAGATACTTAATGATTGGAAATGGATCCTATAGGATATAGAATATGGCAGAAGAACCAGCAACATCTCTATTTAGAAGGCTCACAACACTGTTTAGGAGTGGGCCTGTTATTAAAAGAAAGGTCAGGAACCTAGACTCTTCTATTAAAACTTCGTCAGCTTTTGAGCTCTTTAGAAAAAACCAGAGCCACGTGTACAGCAGTGCAATGAGTGCATATGGCACTTATGATAGAATGGCAAGATATTCAGATTTCAGCGAAATGGAATACACACCGGAAATATCTAGTGCACTTGATATCTACTCCGAAGAAACAGTGGCAGCAGATGAACATGGCCAAGTTTTGCATGTGTATTCAGAAAATCACACCATAGAAAAACTTTTGCACGATCTCTTTTATGACACATTAAATGTAGAGTTTAATTTAACAGCCTGGGCTAGAAACTTGTGTAAGTACGGAGATTTCTTTTTATTCAATGATGTATCACCAGAGCATGGAATCATCAGCGCATTCCCAATACCGGTAAATGAAATAGAAAGAGAGGAGGGCTTTGATCCAGATGATCCCATGGCAGTTAGGTTTAGGTGGGTAACGCAGGGAAACCAGATTCTTGAAAATTGGCAAGTTTCACACATGAGAGTTCTTGGAAACGATGCTTTCTTACCATACGGATCGTCAGTCTTAGAATCGGCAAGACGGATCTGGCGTCAACTTATACTTGTAGAAGATGCAATGCTCGTGTATAGAATTGTTAGATCACCTGAGAGAAGAGTTTTTTATATTGATGTTGGAAATGTTCCGCCTGAAGATATTCCAAATTACATGGAGCAAGTTCAAGCAACTTTAAAGAAAGCGCAAGTCGTCGACAGAACATCTGGACGTGTTGATTTGCGATATAATCCTCTCTCTGTTGATGAAGACTATTACCTTCCAGTACGAGGTAGCGAGTCTGGAACTAAGATAGACTCTCTTGCTGGGGGACAAAATACTGCTGCTATTGAAGATGTAGAGTATATTCAAAAGAAACTATTTGCCGCTCTAAAGATTCCAAAGGCGTATCTCGGATATGATGAAGGTCTGGGCGCAAAAGCAACACTGTCGCAAGAGGATGTAAGATTCAGCAGGACTATTGCAAGAATTCAGAGAACTGTTGTTGCAGAACTAAATAAAATTGCAATAATACACCTTTATTGTAACGGTTTCGAAGGAGAAGATCTTTTAGATTTTCAACTCAGGTTATCTAATCCATCAACAATAGCCCAGCAGCAAAAATTAGAACTCTATAGGACTAGGTTTGATGTAGCAACTACTGCAAATAATATTGAGGGTCTAGTGAGTCGCGACTGGGTAAGAAAGAAATTATTCAATATGACAGATGATCAAATTGAAGAAATTAAAATACAGAGAGAAGTTGATAAGCTTGATGATCTAAGAATAGAGTCGGTAACATTACCCACACCACAAGGTGAAGATACTGATGAGATTGAACCTCCGGCTATGCCCGATATTCCTATGCCTGGAGGAGAACCGGGTGAGTCTCCAGTAGAACTTTCTGACTCTGACAATGTGAATCAGGGTAACCTTAAGATTCTAACTGAGCCCGATTTCACAAGGCTAAGCGTATCAGATGATAGATCTCCGATAAAAGCCCAAGAGAGAGTTGATAATATTACAAAGTCGCTAGGGATAAAATTATCTGAGTACAAAAAAGCTGATGACAAAGCTTACGCAAACAGAAAGAGACAGAGAAAGAAGCCGTTTGTTGATCATTCAGCAATTGTACAGGATGAAGAGGACAGTGATGAATACAAGGTATCATCTGAGAATAAAGCAGATGCAAATCCAAATTTAGAAATATCTAGAGAAATAAAAAATGCTAGCAAGCTCCCTGCTGTTTATGAATCTGAGTCTGAATATATGAATAAATATGTTAGTGAAAAAATGGAAGTGCAGAATAGAATGTCACATAGATTAAGATCAACGTTAAACTCTCTTGAGAGAAACATACATATAAAAAAGAAAAAGACTTTATTGTCTGAAGAAAATGAGGTGTAACTCGTGCCAAAATCTCACAACAAAAAAAGAAATGTCGGGGTAGTATACGAGCTTCTATTGAGAAGAGTATCGGAATGTTTAATAAACGGTAATACTAATGAAGCTCAAAAGACTTTGAACATTATTTCAAAAAGATTTAAAAAAGGAACAACGCTATACAAAGAGTTTAGACTCTTTAGAGCTCTTGCTAAGTCACATGTTTCAGATAAAAATGTTGCTAATGCAATATTACGTGAAGCAAAAAACGCCGCAAGAAAGACAGACTTAAAGTCCCTAGAGAGGGAAAAATCAGGTCTCATTCGTGAAATGAACTATTCTCTCAAGGATTCAAATCTTTACAGAAGATATGTCCCTGACTACAAATCTCTTGCAACAATTCAAGTCCTATTAAATGATTGGCGAGACGGAGAATCAGCAAATATTGAAAGAATAGCGCTGTATGAGTCAAAGGTTTCAGACTATCTACTAGCGGAAAAGAGTCCAATCGATCTTGAAGATCACACAAATCCTGATGTCGATAGCCTGGTTGTTAAAATTATGTCTGAAAAGATAAATAAAAAATATAATAAAAAGTTTGATCACGATCAGAGAGAGATTTTAAAAGCATATTCTTTTTCTTCGATGTCAGAAGGGAGCAAAGAATCACAGGATCTAGAAAATATTCTCAACGAGGTATCTAAAAAGTCACTTCTTCTTGTTGGTAAACTTGAGAAAATTACTGATAACAAAATTGTAAAAGATAAAATTGATCTAGTTAAAAATCAGATATTATCTGAATCAAAAAGAAAGCTTGATGATCAAAAAATAGTTAGATTTTTAACATTAATAGATCTATGCAAAGAGATCAAGGAGTCAACATAATGTCAAAGCCAATGAAACTTTTAACAGAGTGGATGCCTTTATCAGTCAGGCCTGAGACTATCAAAGAGTCAAAGATGAATAATGACGGAAAAATATTTCTCCGCGGTGTACTTCAACGGTGCGATACGCTAAACCAGAATGGTAGAATTTATCCGAGATCTGTCTTAGAAAGAGAGATGATAAATTATCAAAAGTTTATCTCAGAGAATAGGGCACTCGGTGAATGCGATCATCCTGACACTTCTGTTATTGAGTTAAAAAATGTATCTCATATAGTTAGAGAGGCACAGTTAAATGGTGATGATGTTGTTGGAACCATTGAACTTCTAGACACTCCTGCAGGTAAAATATTACAAGCTCTTGTTGAATCCGGTGTGACGCTTGGAATTTCTTCAAGGGGAGTAGGATCAACAATTAACGAAAGCGGGAATCAGATTGTTCAAGATGATTTTCAGCTAATATGTTTCGATATGGTTTCAGAACCATCGACTCCCGGTGCATTTATGCTAAGTGAGGGGAAAGATTTTGCCAGGGGAGATCTAGATAAACACTTTAACTCTTCTGACAGGATTGATAGAATATTTAATGAAATACTGACGTGGGAAAATGAGTAACAAGCTATTAAAATCCGAGCTTAAAGAAATTGTCAAAGAGTGTCTCGTCGAGATTTTATCAGAGGGAATCGGATTAGATGCAAATAACCAGAGAATAAGAAAAAATCTTAATGAGTCAAAGTCTAAAAAAGTAGGATTTGATCATGCAGCGTGGTCCAGAGATTTTAACAATCACGAGACTCCCACCGGACCAAGTGCAGAAGATAATGCAAGAGCACTAACTGATGATCCAATTCTTGCAGAAGTACTTGCTGATAGCCAGAGGACGATGCTTAATCAAATGAGTGCTGAAAAAGCAGGCATCTCATCAATGGCAGGAGATCATGCAACTAGAGCAGCAGCGTCTTCAGATCCGCTGTCACTTTTTGGAGAATCAGCTGGTAATTGGGCGTCTCTAGCATTTAGTGATAAATAATTTTTTCATTATCTAATTTTAGAGATAACAATTCTTTTACCGATATAATTAATGACAGGAGCATACGATGTCCGATAGACTTAGTGTAAATAAAATCAAACAGATTATAAAAGAAGAGAAGAAGAAGCTCGAATCTGAGGGCCTCATCTCAGATGATACAGTCAAAGACGTGTGGTCTGGAGGTGACAATCTTGTTCATAAGATTGACTACATGAAGGTTCTTGGAATTAAAGAAGCCAAGCATAGAAAAAAAGCAGAGGTTTACAAAGCATTGAGAGAGAAACTAAAAAGATCAATTAAAGGGAGGAGATAGTCATGGCGTCACAAGATCAGGTAATTGTTGATGAGGGAATTAAATCACGCGGGTCTGCAACCTACGGAATGAGAGTTCAGGCAAATCTTAATGCAGCGTATCCAGAGTCACCAATCTACCTAGAAGAAATAACAGATAAAAATAGAGAGGAGATTTATAATAATCTCCTGAATAGTAACGTCTGCGAAAACTACACTCCCAGCACGGGTATAGGAGTTGTCCCGGGCGGTACAGGTCTAGGTGTCGATAATTTCTATACAGACTTTACTGAAGGTGCTGTACTTCAAGACAAAGCACCAGATATCGCCAGTAATGAAAAGACCAAGAACGGACTGCCTTTCGGCAAGGGAGCCGGAGCACCCACCACACCTTACATCCCACCTTTGACCTCACCTGGAGTTGGAAACTTTAGTGCAGCCAAGCAGGGACCACACGACGACATCAATGGGAAATTACCCGTCGCAGGTGGCGAGTACGGCTCAGGTCAGGGAAGCATTGCAAATCCAAGTGTGACTTCAAAAGAAGTAGAATCTGTAACATTGGGCTCCTACATTTCTGGGAGATCATACGCAACATCAGATAAGGCAGCATCAGAAACTACGGAATAATAAGGTGTCAAAGACCCATCATTACTATAATCCAGTTGCCGCATCTGGCGACCCCCGGAAGGGGATGGGGTATGGTAAAAGTCAATCCAAGCTGCCATCAGATTCAACTGGTATTGGATCAACATACAAACTTGGGTGGGAAACAGGAATCTATCCTCCAAAAGTAGAGGACGAAGATGATGAAGAAATTGAACTTCCGTTTTATGATGCAGATGATCTCCGTGCCTTTTTCGCAAGGGTCAATCTAGGATATAAATCTTCAGACTCAGTTAAACAACGTGCTGATATGTCTTCGTATGCAAATAGTAATAATAGATTTTCTACTGTTGGCTTGGGCCAATTCGCAGAGCAAAATATTCCCACAATGCAGGGAATGGTCTCAATACCCGGAAAGATAAAGTATTCTGGTGGCCTTGGAATGGCAACGGGCGGATCTTCAAGTGAGTTTGGATCAACTAGAACCGGACCAGGTAAGGTAGGCGGAGATGGTACACAGTTTGGATATTCCAGAAAACCGCTAGATGACGAAGATGATGATATAAGATTTATGTCACTCATTGATTTGTTAAATTTTTCCGATGATGAGAGAAATTTTCTAGAGAAACAATTTTTAGTCAAGCAGCTTGAAGTTAAAAAAACACTTCACATGATTGAAAGTCTATTGGCAAAGTAGGTAAATAGTAGTATAAGTTTCACAAATTGTGGAATAATTAAGATTCAAGGAGTTATATTAGAATGTCGTCTAACATGTATAGGGAAGCTCTAGCTGAAGCTAAGAAGCTTAGAGAGGTTGCCGAACAAAATGCAAAAAATGCTATAGTTGAAGCAGTCACGCCGAAAATTAGAGAATTTATTGATAATCAGCTTATAAATGAAGGTCAGCATACTAGCACGCAAGATGAAAGAAGCAGTATTAATGATATCATTGCAGAGTCAATCGGTCTCTCATCTGAGGAAAATGTTGAACTTGACGAGACAGCTCTAGAATCACTAGCTGGACTGATTGGTAGCAAGTCCTCTTCAGGCGATATTTTAAACGCACTTGCTGAGTCTATAAACAGTCTTGATAAGAGTCAAGCTGATTTAGTTATGTCTGCAGCGAAAAAAATAAGCTCCGCTGATAAAAACTTGAATACCGGCGAAATAAATAAAGATGTAAGCGACTTACAGGAGAACACACAAATGGCATCAAGAGAAAAAGTTTATGAAATCGACCTTTCCCTTCTAAGGGAAGAGGTCGAGAAAGAAAAGCATGAAGGTGGTGCCAAGAAAGGTGACCAGTCAAAGAGTCGACTTGATTATATGAAGGAAGATGACGTCGATGCGGATGACGCCTCAGCCACTGATGAAAGTCTCCAGGAGATTCTTAGGAGTCTTGGTCTTTTAAATGAAGACAAGCTAGAGATTGATCTCGGTGATGACGTTGAGCTTCCCGAAGATATTATGATTACAGCTCGCCTTCTCGTAGATGATGAAGAAGGTGATGAAGACCTTGAAGTCGAAGATGAGACAATGGACATCGAAGATGAATTTGGTGATGAAGAGCTCGATGTTGAAGAAGAATCTCTTGATGAAGTATTTGAAGTTGATCCACACGTTTTACGTGAAGAGCTTACTAGAATTAGAAGAATCGTCCGAGAAGCTAAGAGCCTTGCAGATGCAAAAGGCGGAGCAAATCCTATGGAAGCTTCATGGGGCGGTAAAGGAAACGCAAAAGCAGGCCAGAAAAATCAATTCGGCGGCAGCGGATCAGGAAAAGGAAACCCATTCGGTGGCGGCTCTGAAAAGGGTGACGTCTACAAAGTTAAGATCAATGCTCTAGCTGAGTCATTGAAAAAAGAGCAACGTCGTAATGTTGCTCTAAAAGAGAGGCTCGATGAATACAGAGGTGCAGTTGAAACACTTCGTGAGCAATTGACAGATCTCAATCTGTTTAACGCTAAGCTACTCTATGTTAATAAGCTCTTCCAGGATAAGTCAGTTACTTCATCTAGGCGTAGGTCTATGGTGGAATCAATTGATGCAGCAAAGAGCTTGAGAGAAGTAAAGCTTATCTATAAGACTCTGACTGGCTCACAAGGCAGGTCTAGAAATCTTAGCGAGTCAACAAAACGAACTCTTGGATCGTCCTCGAGATCTGTTGGCAGATCTTCTGCTACGGCAGCCAGTAACGAGATTGATCGTTGGGCTATCTTGGCTGGGATTAAAAACTAATTAACTCACAAGTTGTTTAACACATTTTAACTAAAAAGGAATAAAAAATGTCTAAAAAATTCACATTAAATCAGCTTACTGAAGGAATTCGTCAACGTGACGTCGGACAGCAGTCAGCTCTTTTAACTGAGAAGTGGACACGTACTGGCCTTCTTCGTGGATTGAACGACACTCGTTGCGAGAATATGGCACGCCTACTTGAAAACCAGGCAGCACAGCTTCTTCGCGAGCAGTCAACAATCGGCGGAGGTGCTGGCGCGACCGCATCCTCAGGAGATCTTCGTGGTTTCACGAATATCGCTTTCCCAATCGTACGACGCGTATTCGGTGGCTTAGTTGCCAATGATCTCGTCTCAATTCAGCCAATGAGCCTACCTTCTGGTCTGCTTTTCTACCTCGATTACACCTACGGTGATAACGTTGGTGGAGATTCTAGCCAGGTGACAGGCGCAGCTGGAGCATCTTCTCAGCAGACATATACGCAGGGACAATCAATCTACAACCTTCCCACGGGCAAGGGTGTCAGATCAGGTTCTGATGCTGTTGGTGGTCCTTATGATCTTGCAGGAACTGCTTACACTAGAGTTAACACAGGCTTTGGTGTAGTTGCAGCAGATAGGCTCACGCTTCTTGCTTCTGGTGCATATGCTGGTGCAGGCTCACTTACGGGTGGCCAGTATCTCATGGCAACGGGATCAGATGGTAAGCTTCTGCAGTTCGACCCACAGATAACTACGCTTATTGAAGATAATGCTTCTTCAGCTGGTGTCCGCCAGGGTCTTGGTCTTTTCCAGGCACTAGTCTGGGATGCAACAGTATTCCCAGCGCAGATGGACTTTACAGCTGTCAAGGAAGTAGCTCTAATCGGAATAAGCGGTGGAAACACTTCAGCAACATCACCAATGTCAGTGAATGGCGGTGGTCTTTCTGTTAAGGTTCTTTCAGCTTCTGATGGTATCCAGGGTGGACAGGTCGTCAACATTCGACGTCTTAACCAGCTAGGTACTTGGGATGTTGGCGCACGTGTTTTCACTCCTGATCCTATGGTAACTCGTAACACGGGTAATGCAGCCTTGCTGACAATTGTTTCAGGTACTTATGCACCTGATATCTCAAGCACAGTGCTTGATGCTACATATAGTGGTTTCTCAGGCTCCTACGTACAAGCACCTACGCTTAATACAGACACCGACGGGTCAACCCTGACAATTCCGACCTTTGAGTCAGACTTCCAGGCTACACCTGCTGTCAACATTCCTGAGATCGATATCAAGATTGAGTCAATCGCTGTTACAGCTGAGACACGTAAGTTACGTGCTCGGTGGTCACCAGAACTCGCACAGGACCTGAACGCTTACCACAGCCTTGACGCTGAGGTTGAGCTAACTCAGATCCTATCTGAGCAGATTGCACTTGAGCTTGATCGTGAGATCCTTAATGATCTCCTGACACAGGCAAAGGGAGCTAACTACTACTGGTCACGTTCACCTGGTAGGTTTGTTAACAAGAAGACAGGCGCTGAGGTCACACTCTCTAGCACACTTGCTTCTGGTCCAACCTTCACAGGTACTGTCCGTGAGTGGTACGAGACACTTGTTGAGACGATCATTGACGTCGCAAATGAGATTCATCGTAAGACTCTTCGTGGTTCAGCAAACTTTGTTGTTTGCTCACCGGACATAGCAACGATCTTCGAAGCATCCGTCCTGTACAAGCCCAATTACAGCCTCGATGGCCAGGGTCAGGTCGGTTCTCCCTTCCAGCTCGGTGCAGCTCCAGTCGGTAGCTTGAGCAACCGTTTCACGGTCTATAAGGATCCCTACTTCCCACGCAACAAGGTTCTTGTTGGGTACAAGGGCGGTAGCTACCTTGAGACTGGTTACGTCTACGCTCCGTACGTGCCACTCATCGTCACTCCTACTATCTTCGCTCCAGAGGACTTCACACCCCGTAAGGGCGTGATGACTCGCTACGGTAAGAAGATGGTTCGCGCTGACTTCTACGGTACAGTTACAGTTCTGAATCTAGATGTAATCTAGAAATAGTTCTAAGCTAAAGTCAAAGGGGCACCTCAATGAGGTGCCCCTTTTTTTTATGAAAAATTTGTTATTTTTTTTTCAGTATATGTGATTTGATATTGATATATATTAAAAGAGGTGTACATGCCTTTTATATTTTAACACTAGGAGGAAAATTATGGCAAAGAATGTAATTAATAAAGATGGGTTCATAACTTTAGGCGGTGGCAATCTACTTACCGTAACGCAGAAATCAAAATTTGAAAATTATGTAGAATTTACAAATTCAACAGTCTTATCTGGAACAGTTCTATCTACAACCGGTGATTATACAGCAAAGGTGGGTGTCCCATGCACAATCATCTCAGCTTCACTCAATGCCAGAATTGGTGTTAGCATGCCAGACCGTGCAGGAGCCCCACTTCCTGATGGCTTAATTCACAGGATATTTGTTGACTCAATAGGTACCGCACAGGCTGCAAGCAGCCAGGTTGTACTATCTGCATCAAACATAGCTGCTCACGCAGATGCTGGAGTAGCACCCGCGGGAGACATGAAGATCACAAAACCTGGTGAAGGATTTGTGCTAAGGTGGAGAAAGACGGCATCTGGATCTATGCCTACGTCGTTCAGCGAGTATGGATACTGGTCTATTATGAGTAGTAGCATATAGTCATTTGTAATATTTCACACGAGAATAATACTTATTATAGAAATATTGCTGAACTAAGGAGATTACAATGGCAAGAAGACATATTAGACGAGGCCCGCTCACGCGATGGTCAAGAGAGGCAAGAAAGTTACGTGGCAGACAGAAGGCCGCAGATGCTCCCGCTCCAGCCCTAGAAAAGGAACCTGCTGAAGTCGTAGTTGAAGAAGATGATTCCGAATCGCAGGATGAAAAACCTAAAAAGTCCACTACAAAGAAAAAGGTTTACAAAAAGAAGTCTAGTAAAAAATCAGAAGAAAAATAAAATGAAAAAATAGACTTTGTTGTCTAGCATAGGGCCGCACATGTCAAGCATGTGCGGTTTCTTTTTTGAAATACTTTGACTAGCATAATAATTAAATTTGAGGCATCTCCGTGGCAAATTTCGCAAATACAGCAAAACCAACACCGTTTGGATTTTATGACCCAGAATCAAGTTTTCAAACTGAAGCTGATTCAATGGTTACATTTGTAAAAAGAAAGCTGGGCGACGATGTTTTATCAGTAGAGTTGACAAAAAAGCAAATATGGGCATCATTTGAAGAAGCCACACTTGAGTTCAGTGCAATACTAAACACATACCAGGCAAGATCACAAATAGTAAACTTTCTTGGAATGCCAATAACTGGCGCAGACGGGACTATGTCTGGGTCAGAAGGTAAGTTCCCGAGAGATAATCTCGATTATCTGAGTAGATTTGCAGAGCCATACTCATTCGAAGCAGGTATCGGAGGTTCATATAATACTGTATCGGGATCAATTGAGCTAAAGGCTGGAACACAAGATTACAATATTTACAATACTCTCTCAGCATCAGACGGAAGTTTAATATTTTCATCTAGTCTAAACACAAAGAGAAGCAAGATGCAAGTTGTCGAAGTATTTCACTTCAATCCCCAAGCAGCTTATAGATTTTTTGACACCACAAGCGCAATTAACTACCTAAATAATGAATTTAGCTTTGAATCATTTACACCGGAAACAATCTTTTACGTACTGCCTGTATTTGAAGACATACTTCGTGCTGGTCAGCTAGACCTATCTAACAGAGTTAGAAGGTCAAATTACTCATATAAATTATCTGGGCAGAGTCTAAGAATCTATCCAACACCCTCTGTAGATCCAAATACACCTAAAAAATTGTGGATAAGGGTCAGATTTTACTCTGATCCATTGAATCCGGCATACAGCGATGGTACAATTTCAGGAGTTTCTAATCTTTCTGATTTGCCTTTTGGTAATTTGCCATACACAAATATTAATAGCATTGGCAGGCAGTGGATTAGACAGTTTACACTAGCACTGTCAAAAGAGCTTCTTGGGCAAGTTAGATCTAAATTTTCAAATGTTCCGATACCGGGTGCTGAGTTACAGCTTAACGGAAAAGATCTCATTACACAGGGTAGAGAGGAGCAGAAGGACTTAGTTACACATATAAAAGAAATGCTAGAAACAATGACTTATGACAAACTTATGGAGCTAGCAGCAACAAGAGCTGAGTTCATAAATAAACAACTTAAATTTATTCCAATGCCCAATGGCTTGGCAATATTGATGGGATAGGCTAATGAGTAGACTTTTCATTTCACCCAGAGAGATTAACTTTATCAACGATCTTGCAAAAGAGATGGTGAAGGATGTTATTGGGCAGCACATATACTACTACCCTATTTCAACTACGAAGTCAAATGTTCATGATGTGTATGAAGAATCAACAAGAAAAGTTTTTGAAAATCCTATTAAGCTAGATGCGCTAGTTAAGTACCAGCCTCAAGATATTAGGGCTAATAAGTTTGGAACTGAAGAGTATTACACTATAGAAGCGTATGTTCAAGAAAGAGATATGATAGATAAAGGTATTAAAGTCGTTGAGGGTGATTTTTTTAGTTATGGTGCTGTATTTTTTGAAATCATTACAGTTCCAGATTCAAATACAATATACGGACAAGTTGAGCACAAGGGGTTCATAACTATAACAGGCAAGCAGGCAAGAAAAGGTCAATTCGAAACACATGTATTCGGACCCACAGATGAAAGATATAGTGATCCCGATGCTGTCCAGGAAAATTATTATCAGCAGCGTGGATATTCACACAATCAGGAGGGTGTAACAGGGGACGTCAGAGACCTTCAGAAAGATGGGGTCCTAGATAAACCATTGACTGGGCCCAAGGGTGTAACAGAGAAGGCAGGGGGCCCAGCGGGATCCACTTTCTACGGGGAGGATTGAGGTGAAATTTGTCTAACGTATTTGATGATAGAAATAACTTGCCAGAAGCTGAAGATTTTGACTTACCGCCATCTGGAATAGAGGATATTGATAGGGCCATTTTTGATTTATTCGATAAAACATTACCTCTCCAGGTTAAGATAGACGATCAGTCAACAAAAGTTCCCGTTGTTTTCTCAACCGGTGAAAGATTCGCCCTGACTAGGAGAAATTCTCCAATAAGAGACAGAAATAATGCAATTATATTGCCCGTAATAGCGATATACCGAAAAAGCATAGATCTTTCTCCTGGGCAGGGCGGGTACGGAACACCCATAGCTTTTAGAGATCAACCGCTATATGTTGTTAAAAAGAGGCTCTCTCCCAAGGACAGAAATTATCAAAATATTATCAACAGGGGTGGAATAAAAAGTCAGAAAAACGTTTCAAGTAGAAAGAACTTTGACAAGAAAGATATTTTTCCAGGAAATGTTGCAAAACCTGGTACGTTAACAACTAGAAGAAATGGAAAAAATCTATCTCTTCTATCTGATTCGCAAGTCGCAACTCTTGATAATAGCCTAACAGATAATATTTTTGAAATTATCACAGCACCATATCCTACTTTTATGATGATTTCTTACGAGGTTGTATTTTGGACGCAGTATGTTCAAAATATGAACCAGATGATAGAGATCATGCTAACAAGATTTTCGGGCCAGGATACAGGATTTCAAATGATAACTAGGTCGGGAATGGAATACGTTGCATTTATTAAGTCACCACTATCTACATCTGATAATTTTAGTGATTTTTCCAAAGATGAAAGAATTATAAAGTACAATTTTACTATTGATGTACCAGGATATCTATTTTCATCAAAAAAAGACGGTCTCCCGTCACCATTTAGAAAATATCAGTCTGCTACACAAATTGAGTTTGGATATAATCAAACAAGCGGATTTGTTTTTACAGATGATAAGAATCCTGATGATGTTGTGGATCAAAATAAGTTTACGCTATCTGAGATTGAGACCCAGGGAATGGAAAAATTAAAAAGAGGGCAGGATTCCGCCAAAGTCGTTGAGACAATTACAAACCCCTTTACTAATACTGATACGATTAAGGTATCTAAGATCATAATAAGGAACGAAAGGGCAGGTGAGACCGTAGCTAGTTCACGAATTTCAAAAGAATTAGAAACAACGTTAGATTCACCTACATCTGAATAGAGATTTTTGGTCTCTTAAGAGATAGTTATATCTGTATAGAGTAGAACAGGAGATTTGTTTAATGGCTGAACAGACATTTAAATCACCCGGGTTTTTTGAGAGGGAGATAGATCTATCTCAGTCAAAAACGTCGGTCTCGGGAGTACCTGCTGGAGTTGCAGGAACTGCCAGAATGGGACCAGCATTTGTTCCGGTAACTGTAGGATCATTTTTAGAGTTTGAAAATAAGTTTGGATCTCTAGATCCTGACATGTTTGGACCTTATGCAGTTAATGAGTTTTTAAAGCACCGATCAGCGCTGACGTATGTCAGAGTTTTAGGTGCCGGAGCAAACATAACGTCTACAGACATCACTCTCACTGAAGGTGCGGGAATTGTCAAGAGTGCAGGTTTTGTAATTCAAGGGGCCGACGGAGCGGCAGGGACAGAAGGTCCAGCATATGACAAAGGCAGAAAATTAGGTTGCGTACAGTTTATCTCTGCAAGACACTATGTATCTGGAGCTGAAGCTGTGGGATATCCAATTTTTACAGACAATGCTTCAATGCCCCTTACTGATCAAACTGTAAATCTTGTCAGAGGCGTGCTTATGACTCCTACTGGATCAAGATTTCAAGTGCTTACATATGCTTCTGCAACTTATGGAGAGACACTTGCAACAAATAATGATGTTGCAAAGCCTTCCTCTGCAGGTCTATTTAAGCTAGTTCTTTCATCCACAGCGGGATCAAGTTTTGCAGCTGCAGATGGCTTTGCTGGAGTTAGAATATATACGGCATCACTAGATCCTGCTAATGACGCTTACATAGGAAAGATATTAAATACTGATCCACAACTTTTTCAGAAAGAGCAGCACTTGCTTTACGGAGACTTTGCAGTTGAAAATGAGGTGGCAGAGGTAGATAGGGGATCTGTGGCCAGGTCCTGGGCCATGGTTACGGGATCAATCTGTCTAATGTCAGGTTCAGCAGCAGGTTCATCAACTAGCGGCTTAGGAGCATCTGTATCTTTCAACAATGCATTCGGAAGATTTGATACAAGATTTCAAACACCAACCTCTACATTCTTCATCTCACAACCATACGGTGATAAAGAATACGACTTGTTTAGAATCGAGACAATTTCTGATGGCGCAGTCGCAAATACATCGTTCAAGATATCCATCAGGGATATCAGAATGCCTCTGAGCCCTGAACAAGACCCATATGGTACATTTACTGTTGAGGTGCGAGATTTTTCAGACAGTGATAGAAGCATATCAGTTATTGAGAGATATACAGGGTGTACTTTAAATCCAAAAAGTGCTGACTACGTTGCAAAGAAGATCGGTGATATGAAAGCATTTTACAACTTCGATGCACAAATTGACAGTGAAAAGAGAGTTGTAGTAACTGGCAGGTATCCCAATAAATCTAGCAGGGTCAGAGTTGTTGCTTCCAGCGATCTAGAAGCCGGTCAGGTTCCTATCACAGCTCTTCCATTCGGATTCAGAGGGTTACCATCGATTAAGACAAGTGATTGTCTAACAGATGACGGTACTGCAATAAAGGGTGTATCGGTACCTTCGCAAAATACTAGAAGAATGTCAGCCTGTACTGGCGCGGGCTCAGTCGCAGCCGCCACATTGTTGTGGCAAAGTAGAGGCGCGAAATCTATGACAGGATCAATCGTGCCCCCTGTTCCGCTAAGATTTAAAGTTACAAGGGGAATTCTTGATAAAACTCCAGATTTTACCGGCCAGAGCGGTGATGAAGAGCTTGTCGATGCTAGTCTGTACTGGGGTGTTAAATTTGAGCACCTTGCAGTCTCAAGCTCAACAAGGACAGATTCTATCTATAGATCAAACCTGGGATCAACTACTAACCCTCTTATAACTTCGTATGCTAAGCTTTTAGGAATACAAAAGCTAGACGTCTTTACAACAGGCTCAGGTGCTGATAAATTCAATAATAACAAGTTCACACTAGCAAGAGTAGCATTCTATAACGGAACAGGATCATATACGGGTGATGTTGTTGGATCTGTAACTTCACAGATAACTGGATCAGCAGCTGATCATATTATTGATGCAGCATACATAAGAGATGGATCTCCGGATCCGGCACTGTATACAATTAGAGATGGATCAGAGTACAATAACAGACTTACATTTGCTAGTCTAGCATCACTTACATCATCACTGTACTTTAACAAATTTGTTGATTACACTAAGTTCACAAATATGATTTACGGAGGCTTTGACGGAGTTAATATCCTTGATTCAAACATGGTGAAGATGAACGATAAGTCATCTTCATCAGATACAGGCGGATATGCATCCGGGGCAACACTGGATATTGGCTTAAATACGACAGTAAATGACTTTGGCGCCGGCGCCAAAAGTGCAATAGTTCAGTCATACAGAGCGTCAGCGAGAATATTGACATCTGAGGTGTCATCTCGTGTGAATATCGTCTGCATACCGGGAATTAGAGATTCTTCATTGACAGATTATGTAATGCTAAGACTGGGAAGCTATGGTAAGGGATTTTACATAGTTGACGTTCCTTCTTACGACGCGGACCAGGCAAGATTGTTTAGAGATAGCATCAATAGACCTAGCGTCGATAAAACTGCATCGGTCTTCGCAGGACGAGGAATAGATAACAACTATGCCGGTGCATACTTCCCAGATGTTAGAATATTTGATGATATTAATAACAGGCCAGTTGACGTTCCATCGTCAGTTGCAGTTATTGGAGCACTTGCATATACAGATAGTATTTCGTATCCGTGGTTCGCACCTGCTGGATTCAATAGAGGATCATTAGGTTTCGTTACAAACACGAATGTTAGACTTAACCAGGAAAATAGAGACAACCTGTACGAAAATAGAATAAATCCAATCGCATCATTCCCAGGAGCAGGATACGTTATCTTTGGCCAGAAGACGCTGCAGGCTCTAAGGAGCTCTCTAGATAGAGTTAATGTTAGAAGGATGTTGCTTGAGGTCAAGAGAGTTGTTGGTGATGTGGCAACGAAGTTAGTCTTTGAGCAAAATACACCAGCAACAAGAGCAAGATTTGTCGCCGAGGTTACACCGCTGCTGGCAAGTATCCAGACACAACAAGGTATTGATCAATTTAGAATTGTCATGGATTCTTCAAACAATACAGATCTTGATATTGAGAACAATATTCTCAATGGTCGTATTGTCATAGTTCCAACACGTGCTGTTGAATTCATAGCAATTGACTTTATCATCACAAATGCAGGTGTAGATTTCGTTTAGACGATAATTAAGTTATAGAATGGAGTTCATTTAGATGTCAGAAAAAGTTTACAAAAGCGCTGGAGTTTTTTCCACCGAGACGGATCTATCACAGCCTACGCTAACAGGCCCAATGGGTGTCCCTGCAGGGGTGATAGGTGTCGCAACGGACGGCCCAGCATTTGTCCCAATTACACTTGGGACGTTTAGTGATTATACAGCCGTCTTTGGTGCACCACAATTTGATGCAGCAACACTAGGGAGAACACCGCCTGATATCTACGGTCCCATGGCTGTTTATACATTTTTAAGAAATGCGACAGCACTAACATACCTTAGAGTATTGGGTGTTGGTGATGGAAACCAGCGCAGCACATCAACTGGAAAGGTAACTCGGGCTGGATTTGCTGTTGGATCAAACTTAGTTCAAAATGATGGCATTGTGGGTGCAAATCCCAGTGCAGTGGGCTTGGCCCACCCGTACGCTCCACCAGGTAGAACATATTTCATGGGATGCTTCATGTCAGAGTCAGCTGGCAGTACTGTATTTTCAGATGCTAATATTCAGATAGTTGGAGAAAACCGCTCTGCCCCTATTTTAAGAGGTGTATTGATGGCACCTTCTGGTGTCATTCCTCAGTTGTCATGTTCACATGCAGTAAATTCCAATGCACCCAGTGTTACAGACGAGGCCATCCCGGGTGCAGCATCAGTGAAAGGTGGGATGAGCGGATCTGTCAAGGTCCATGATGGTGAGTTCGTACTGCTTCTTAACGGTCACATTCCAAATGGTGGAAACAGTAATGTAATTACAGCATCATTTGATTCAAATTCAGGGATGTATTTTCCAACGAAGCTCAATAAGGACCCCACACTCCTTCAGAAAAAAGGTCATTGTCTATATAGCTGGTATGATCTAGCGCCAGGGTTTGCTATAATTACGGGTAGCGGTGTTGTTCTCCATGCTGATGTAGAGGGCACCGGAGATTCGAGGCTCGAGGATGTCGGATTTATCACAACGGGTTCTCAAGCAAGAGACACATATACAGCTGGGGTATCTCCTAACTACGAATCATTCCAGGAAAGATTTACTGCAGCAAAAACACCTCACTTTATATCTCAAGATTTTGGAGGTACTAAGTACAACTTATTTAGAATCAAAGCTCGCGGTGACGGTGCAATACCGTCATCAAAGTATAAGATCTCTATTGTAAATATTTCACCTGCTAATGCAACAGCAACTGATAAGTTTGGAACTTTTGATGTTCTTGTAAGAGAATTTGATGATACAGATGATTCTCCAGCAGTTCTCGAGGGTCACCTTGGGTGTAATTTAGATCTGGGCAGTGACAAATATATTGGAAGAGTTATTGGTGACCAGCAAGTATTCTTCGATTTTGACCAGGCAGCTGGAAGCCAGAAGCTTGTTGTTGAAGGAAACTTTCCTGGAAACTCCTCACTCATTAGAGTTGAAATTCCAAAAGCGCTAGAGTTGGGAAATGTTCCTGACGATGCACTCCCCATGGGATTCAGAGGACCGGATCACCTTGTAACATCTGGTAGCGGACCTCTCGCAGACCTAGAGTCAGGCGCAGCCCTGGTACCCACCACCCCGTATAAGGAGATCACTGAACCGCCAATAAGGTATAGAGACGATGTCAAACGTGGCACGCCCGGGGATTCTTCAGATATTCTAGCTAACGCAAACTTATTTTGGGGTGTTCAATTTGAAATGAGAGTTGCAAATGTTCTAATTACAGATCCCTATGGATCAACTAAGCTTCGAAGCCTAAATGGCGGCGGTCAAGACCTTTCGCTGGTGACAAAAACAAAGTTCTTCCCATCTTTCTCTCCCGGAGCATTCAACTTCTCTGTTGGAGATAATCCAGGCACTGCAGCAGTTAATGGTACGGTTTTAGATTGCGACGCATTCAACAATAATATATTCACGCTAGAGAGAATCAGAATCAAGACAGGGTCTAGTGGCGACATTGCAGATCCAGATTTCTGGCATAGCGCATCATACATTCGAAAAGGTTCAATTACACCAGGTTTTGGAATGAGAGCATTGAATGTGAATGATCTTAGGACGTCAGGAAACAGAACATTCGCAAAATATTCAGTCTATATGCAAGGGGGATTCGACGGTACAGACATTTTCGACATCGACAAGGCTGATTTTACATCGACAGCTTGCAAGAGAGAGATGGATGACTCTATTAATCAAGGCGGTGTATCTGGACCAACAGTTGCAACATATAGAAAGGCACTTGATCTCATGGGCGTCAAAGCAGACGTTGACGTAAAATTGCTAACAATCCCGGGAATTAGACACTCAAGTGTTACTGACTATGCTATGAGTACAGTCGAAAATAGATTTGATGCTTTGTATATCATGGATATTGAGCAGAGAAGCCAGAATAATGTTGTCATGACTGGGTCAGTGGCAGCTGATGGCTCTGTAATAATTCCAAGTGTAACATACACTGCTGCAGGATTTGCTGCTAGGGGTCTCGATAGCTCTTTTGCAGCTGCTTATTATCCAGATGTCGTAATTGATATAGGCTACGGGTCAGGAGAGCAAGTTGCTCCTCCAAGCGTCGCAGTCATGGGAGCAATGTCAAGAAATGATTACTACGGTCAACCTTTTAACGCACCTGCAGGTTTTTCAAGAGCAAGGCTAGACGCTAGCATTAGTGCATGCACACTTCCCCTTGAAAGGGATGACTTAGATAAACTGTATGAAGAGAGAATTAATCCTCTTGTTGAGTTTGTCGGACAGGACCCGGTTGTCTGGGGTCAAAAAACGCTGATGGCAAATGCATCTGCACTAGATAGAATCAATGTTAGAAGACTATTGATTGATATCAGACGAAAAGTTAAGAATATTGCTAATTCACTACTCTTTGAGCCCAACAGGCAGGAAACGCTTGATAGATTTAATGCACTAGTTAAGCCAATCATGCAGACAATTCAGGACAATGGCGGAGTTGATAGGTACAAGGTTATTATTGATACAACCACAACCACACAAGCGGACATTGAAAATAACACAATTAGAGGAAAGATTTATCTGCAGCCCACTCGGACAGCAGAGTTTATTGCACTTGATTTTACTGTTGCTAACGCAGGTAATTTTGACAGTGTTTAAAATAAAACAACGTTATACTTATAGATTGAAACACTAGGAGATTATTCAAATGGCAGAAACACTTTCAGTTAGCGAAATGCTACCTAACAAGTTCGAACCCAAGCGTCAGTTCCGGTGGGTTTTCGCCATAGAGGGTATTGATTCATTCCTAATGAAAACTGCTGCTAGACCGCAAATGCAGTTTCAGGAACTTCCGATTCCTTTTATTAACTCATACAGATACTTGAGTGGAAGGATGCAATTTCAGACAATGAGCATCACCCTTTATGACCCGATAGCACCATCTGGTGCCCAGCAGGTTATGGAGTGGATCAGAACTCATTACGAATCAGTGTCTGGAAGAGCAGGATATGCTGACTTTTACAAGAGAGATATTCAAATTAAACTTCTAGATCCGATAGGAACTGTTGTAGAGCACTGGGACATGAAAGGTACCATGATCAACTCAGTAAACTTTCAGACTCTTACATACGATACGGACAACACGCCCGTAACTATTGATTTGACTCTAAGATATGATAACTGCATCTTGCAGTACTAAAAAGTTTATATTAGGAAAATATTTAAGCCCTGCCCAAAGCAGGGCTTTTATTTTTATTTACACGCACGGTAAGTTTGTGTACTTTTCATAGTAGGAGATAGTAAATGAGTGACCTTATAGAGAGGCAAGATATTGTTAAAGAAAGATTCGACTGGGAGGTTCCCGTTGAATCAGTTCCCATACCCTCGCAGGGAAAAGTGTATTCTTCAGATTCTCCCCTCCATAACTTAAAAACTGTTCAGATAAAATCAATGACCGCGAGAGAAGAGGATATTTTAATGTCATCTGCACTAATCAAGCAGGGCAAAGTAATATCAGCACTTCTTTCTTCGTGTGTCCTGGATAAAAATGTAAATCCCGATGACCTGTTGTCAGGTGATCGAAATGCTATCATGATTGCAATTCGAATCACAGGTTACGGAGCTGCCTATAGTGTTAATACGTCTTGTCCAAAGTGTACAGCAAGAAGCATTCAGGATTATAATCTGGCTGACCTTTCAATTAGACGGCTTGACCTTGAACCCGTCGGTAGCGATGGAAATGTTTTTGAGTTTTCACTTCCCGTGACAGGAAAGACAGTTCACTTTAAATTCTTAACTGGAAAGGAAGAAGCTGAAAGAACAACGATGATCACCAGAATGAAAAAAATGACACGCGGGCAAGGTGTGGACAGAGATGTAACTTCTAGACTAGAATACCAAATTGTTGCAATTGATGGTGTTACTGATGGCAATGCAATTCGTCAGTTTATTGGAAAGATGCCTGCACGAGACTCTAAGTCTTTAAGAAATTTTATTAATAATAATGAGCCAGGGATTGATATGAATGTGCTAATGAAGTGTCCAGAGTGCATGCATCAAGGGGAGGTGGCGCTTCCTATTGGCGCCAACTTTTTTTGGCCGGAATGATACTATGCGAGAAGCGTTTCTAGAGGAAGCGTTTCTTTTACAGTATCATTTAAATATGAGCTACAGCGACGTAAGATCAATGCCGCTACCCTACAGAAAGTGGTTTATTAGAAGAATATCTGATGAATTTAAGCAACAGGCTGACGCTAGAAAGAAGGCATCAGATAATAGATCTGGCCTCGTTGATATCCCAATGGGTGATATACACGAACAGCTTGGAATAAGTCCGACATCTGACATGTCACCTGGACAAGGTCGTGATATAAAGTTTGATAACGGATAAACTATTTAAAGGCATATTTAATGTTTGAGGTGCACTAAGTGTCATTCACTGAACAACAAGCCAGGCAGATTGGAATCGACATCGCCGCAGCTGTCAAGGAAGCGCTAGGCAGCGGCGAGATAAAAGTATCAGGCGGAGGCACTCAGTCTGACTCAACCTCAGGTGCGGGAACTCCAACACCTGGATCAGGAGCAGGCAATACAACACGCCAATTTTATGACAAGGTTGTCGAACGCAGCCTCCAGGCTATTCCGGGATTTGAGGAGGTAAAGAAGACAGGTGACGCAATCAGCGGCTTGACTGATCCAGAGGTCCTCAAGTTCATGAATGATCTCCAAGCCTCGATGGGCGGGTTAGCTGGCGGGTTCGGCAAGCAGTTTCAAGAAGGCAAGACATTTGCAAATGAATATAGCAAGGTATATCTTGACTTTAACGAAAAGATATATGGCACACAGAAGTCATCAATCGACGGTCTCGGCGTAAGTTTAAGCAATCTTCTCGGGGAGACATCACAAGCATTTAAGGCATTTGAGTATATGGCCGCAGGGGCGGGATCATCTGCTGACGGCCTGAGACTTCTCAAGGATGCATCGGCAGACACGGCCCTTGAGATGGCAGCATTTGGTACAAATATGGGACTGTCAACATCAGAAGTCTCAACATTCGTATCACGTCAAATTGATCTAACTGGTGAAGCTAACACAAATATGCTTCAAGAAGCTGCAATTATGTCAAAAAGAATTGCAGATCAAACTGGTGACTCCTCAAAGGAGATACTGAATATAGTTGAAGGCCTCATATCTGACACACGGAGATACGGTAATGTCAGCGTCGATGAGGCAGCAAGGATAGGTGGCTCTCTCAGACAGCTAGGACTTGACTACGGTGAGCTCGACGGAATGGTTGATAAGTTCTTCAACTTTGAGACAGCAGCACAGTCAGTCTCTGCACTGACGTCAGTATTTGGTGTCCAGCTGGACGCAATGGAGCTCATGCGAATGGCAAATGAGGACCAGGGCGCGCTGATGGAGACACTGCGTGATCAGTTCATCGCAACAGGAAAATCAGTCGATGATATGTCACTCGCTGAAAAGAGACTAATTCAGCAGCAGCTCGGTCTAAAATCTGTCTCAGCCGTCGAGAGACTCTTTGATCCTGAGGCTGAATATCAATCACTCGATGACCTCGACGCTGCAACCGATGATGAGATAGGAGGCGTAAAGGAGAGCATCGAAGAGCTCGAAACTGAGCTGAGAAAATTTGGAACAACATCAAATGACATAGTTTCTAGAACTGCTGACCAGGCATACAAGGCCGCAATAGCCAGCTCACAGAAACTCCTGATGGTTCACTCAGTACAGATACAGGATTTCCAAACGCGTGTCGAGAGAAGCTCCCAGCGGCTAGCTAAAAATCTTAAAGCGGATAGTCCAATTCCAGACCTTGAGAGACAAGTTGAAGAAATGCAGAAGAAGTTCAGCGGCTCTGGAATAGGTGAGGAGATCACCCAGGCAATCGCAGACGCTTTTGCAAAACTTCCTGAAGAAATCGCGAAGGTGATACTCGAGATCCACAAAGAAATTAAGAATAACCCAATTACGGAGAAGCAGCAGTCATCCCAGTTAAGTCACCTGCTGACTGATCCGATCACTAGTGCAATTGAAGAGCTGCCAGAGACAATGGGGCTCTCTCTCGAATCTATGGGCAAGAAAGGCGAAAAAGCTTATAAAGCAAATATGGCCAATGCTGAATCTGCACTGTCAAAAGTCAGCCAGATGATGGGACAGTCAGGTGTACAGTTTTCCGATCTAACAGACGATGAAGTCAGGAAGGCGACGGAGAAGTTTGGCATGACAACAGCAAGACTCAGGACCACGATGTCAGCAAACCTTAAGAATGTCAAGGAGAGAGATCAGGCACAGATTGCAGAATCTCTCATCAACAGGGCCAAGGCAGCATACGGCGGTGATCAGAAAGGTCTCGAAGCCAGGCTGAAGGAGATCTCCGAGTCTGAAGGATATGATCTTGGAGCTGTCAAGAAATATGCAGGCGGCAGCGACAAGGACGAGATCTTCAAGTCGATTATAAAAAAGAGGGACGCAGATGCCCTGGCGAAGGAGAAGGAGAAAGATGCTAAGCCAGAAGTTGTCCAGCAGGACGCAAAACCAGGTGGAGACGGCGCACCAGTAGATGAGCTAGCTAGAGTTAAGCAAGAACAAGCCAAGCTCTTGGCTGAAAAAGATGCTCAGCTTGCAAAGCTAACCCAGGCACTTACTGCTAGAGGCTCTGGCGAGCCAGTATCAGTTCAGCTTACAGTAAACCCTAATGAAATTAAGATAAAGGACGTGAATTCGAAGGTGCTTGCATCTTTGGTCATAGACGGGGTTCTAGCTGGCGCAAAAGGCAATAACAGCACAGTAGGTCTGGTGACAACGACATGAAAAGTTTAAAAGAGAGAGTTTTTGAGACACCGATGATGAAGAATCTCACAGAAGGACTGTCAGCGGAAGAGATTGAATACCTGGAGAGGTACACATCAGAAGTATTGGGACCAATTGAAGAGCTTGCATCGTATATCCAAGATCAAGCTTCAACAGAAAAAACTGACGAGGAACTATCCGATGCAATTAATGATTTCTTTTCGCCAGAGGGTATCAAGGAGCTTAACAAGTGTCTAGGGAAAAATTAGGAGACTTTTTATCGGATTATGTGACAGCTGAGTCTGTCGCACAGAGAACCTCGATATCATATACCATAAAAGACTGGGACTCTGATGGTCTTGATCCTGGCATCGATGACCTCGGAATGGATCCGGGAACTAGAAAGGCTCTAATAGGTCACAATTCAAGCAATGAGCCTTCAGCCGACGCAGGCAAAAGTTTGATAAATGACTTTTTGCACTATTTGACTAATGATCTTGTGGAGTACAGAAACTACTATGTAGTAAAGGGCGGTGCAACAGCTGCGATGCCATTATCAAGAAAGGACAAGGACGGAGTCCCGGTAAGTCTAAGAGCAGCTAGCAACGGAGGCCAGGATGTTTTTATCAACGAGTCTGAGTCTTCTGGAGACGGCATGGGCGGAACACTTAGCCAGTACTCTGATAGCGGTTATTTTGATGATCTCTCTGGAATAGTTTCAAAAACAAACACAATTATACCAGAGGACGACGTAGCACCAGGGCCACATACTGGCAATAGGCTGCTTCCATCAGTTGAAGGTAACGCGTCGCCCAATATTATCGGTGAGACATTTGTCAAGTCTAGCACTGCAGATGCAGATGAGAATTCAATTGAAGGTGTTCAGTCAATGCTGCAGAGAAGAAATAGGTTCAATACAAAGTCTGAAAAAGCATTCGCACCGTTTGAGGCTACAGTCCCAGTAGACGCAGCACGACTTGGCAGAGGTACCAAGGGAATGGGAACGCGAACTGTGCAGCCAGACTATGGAACTTATAATAAAAATGCTGATGGTATTTTTATCAACAACGATCTAAAGAATGTTGCAAGGTCAATGATATTAAAATCTCTAGGCGTAGATTGGGGATCATCACCTGATAGCTCATTTAATCCAAATGAATTTAATTATGAAAACGAGTCTGTTTTGGTTACAGGCGCAGATGTTGCTTTCAATAATCCTACTAAGCCAAAGGCACCCAGGGCAAGAGAAGCATTTGGATCTCCAGAGGGCATATCCGGCGGCGCATTCGAGGTCGGAGGAAAGCAATCGTCATATGGTCAAAGCTATACACCTGATCTTACTTTTTCAAACCAGGGATCTGCTGAGTTAATTCGAGCACGTGCCGGTGCTGTTATAATTGGAATGATATTTGCATGCAAAACTGTAAATGACACTCTACAAAGTGACGGAACTGATGACATGCCATTCTTAACAAGAAGCCCAACGCATGCTGGACAGGCAAAGAGATTCGCAAGAAAAGCAAAAATTCAAATATTCCAGAGATATTTGATGCCCAACACAAGATATCCGATCAGCGAGTGTCTCAATGCGGGCTGTCTAGCTCTATTTGGAATTAAATTTGATGATGCTAGCAAGGCAGAGGCGATACAAAATGAGCAGGGCACCGTCGGTAGATACCAGACTGTAGCTGAAGCTCCGGGATTCTGGCACGCGATCGGAAAATCTATGCTTCAAAAATTTGCACTTTCCTCATCATCAATCGGTGATATGGTGCAGGATTATAAGAGTACACAAAGCAATCTACCTGATCTGATCGCCGAGATTTCAAAAAGTGGAATTATAGCTCTCCTGAGAACACTTGTAGAAATTGGAGATATAGTGCTATATAGCACTGGAGGAGACTTTGGTGATGATGAATCAGGCTGGGCAACAAACGGCATCAGACCTTTTAATGTTGACCTGCTTGTTGACGGCCCTCAGACGAGACAATCAAAAAGCAGAAGTAGAGACGGCCAGACATCAGCATCACTAGCGTGGAGAAGTATGTCATCTCCAGCTCTTTACCTTCTTCCTAGAAATGTTATGAAGGCAGCGCTAGATATGAACAATCTTACATACGGTGGAAACCCAATCAAGGGCCATACAGCAACAAGCCTCCTGGCAAAATCATTTATCGATACTAACACATACGGCGGAAAGACAACAAGGTCGAGAATACCGACAGATGTCGCTAGAAAAATGGAGGATACACTAGATGCTGAGTATGTTCCGTTCTATTTTCACGATGTTCGGACAAATGAATTTATTGGATTTCATGCATTTTTAAATAACCTGTCAGATGGGTACGCAGCTAACTTTAGCTCTGTGCAGGGTTACGGTCGTGTTGATCCAGTCTACATTTACAAAGATACAAAGAGAACAATTGGTTTTAGCTTTTATGTAGCTGCTACGTCAAAAGAAGACTTTGACGAGATGTGGTTTAAAATTAATAAACTAACTACCATGGTTTATCCAAAATGGACACGCGGGACAAAGCTTTCAGACGGTGAGGGAAGCAGCTTCGTACAGCCTTTTAGTCAGGTTATCAGTGCTTCACCATTGATTAGACTAAGAATAGGTGATGTAGTCAAGACAAACTACTCGAGATTTAATCTTGCTAGAATGTTTGGAGTCGGGTCTAAGGCGTTTGAGATAAAAGACGACACGTACACAGGCGGCGGATTAGCATCCGGAGCCGGGAACTTAAGCAAAATCAGCCTCTTCGGCCAAAGCTATTCAGACATCGTTGAATTTCAGCTTGACTATATTTTTGGAAGTGCATTTGGATCCCCTCTCGCACTCCTGCCGCTAAGCGGTGATGCAGGAGCCTCAGTCGCTGATGTCATGATAAGATCTGTGGCTTCTCTTGCGATGGGATTCTTGGGCGGCAGCGGTATTGTAAATCCAATTGGTGCATCTTTGATACTACAGGAGCTGGCAAACCCAGATAACCCAGATGATATGGGTGACCTGCTTTCAACATCTAATCCAATTTTAGATGCCGTATCCGAAGCTGCACAAGCTGTAGCAGGATTTTCAAATAAGGCGTGGCAGGGCGGCGGTGGGTATACATCAACAAGCTACCCTATTTTAAAACCATCTGTAGATGTAGGATACCTTTGCAAAGGAGACAACAAGAATAGAATTAGAACAGCGGGACCGTATCGCGTGAAAGTTATCGACAAGTATAAGAGAGATTTTGATTCAATTAAGCAGGGATTCAAGTCTAACATCAGCAAAGGAACTACAAACCCGTCAGGAGCGGTGATACAAAAGACTGTGTATGAGATTCAATTCGCTGACTTGGACGCACCAAAACTTGCAGGCAGCGGAAAGATGCTAGTTACACACGAGGATCTAATGCCCAATCCTGATATTTTATTCATGGTTAGAGTTGGAACCCTGCTTGATGTAATAGGATCAGTTGCAGGTGCAGCCCAGGTTGCAGTTAATGAATATGCATCCAAGACAACAGGAATACCTGCCAGTGCACTGCAGTTAACAACTACAAATGCAGCAGAATTTGTCCATCCGAGAAATAATCCAATAACAAGGGCATTCGAAAATTCAGGCGGACGAGGTCTCGCAGGTGTGATAAGAAGCCTAAGCTACGACTGGATTGACCCAACCGTAACATGGGAAACAGAGTGGGGATCACGAGCACCAAAGGTCGCAAAGGTAACAATATCATTTGATCCAATTCACGATCTGCCGCCAGGTCTGGATCACGGTGGATACAACAGAGCACCTATTTACAACGTAGGTGCTACAATGAATGCCGTATCAGGCGATTACAATCCTGATGACGGCTTAGGTGCAAAAGCAAAATATACAAGAGCAACGTCAGCTGCTTCACAAAATCTAAAGAAGTAAAAAGGGGTTAATTTAATGTCAATTGGTAGATACACATTTGCTGCTCCCATCAACAAGGGAGAGGGGAAGGCTAATCCGAGAATATCTAATAAGATATATCTAGGAGTTATGCAGGGTACAATACCCTTTAAGGCACAAAAGCTTAAGCGAGGGCAGAGATTAGATAATATTTCTGCAGAGTTTTACGGTAGTTCAATTTACTGGTGGGTAATAGCAGCGGCAAGTGGTATCGGATGGGGTCTTCAATCACCTCCTGGCACAATTATTAGAGTCCCATCCAACTTGGGACAAATTTTAGCAATAAGATAGATGGGAATATTTTAAAGTGGCATTTAAAGATCTTTTTACGATAGTTAAGGCAAGTAAATTGCCTCCATCAAATAGGCTTGACAGCTCAATTATGGAGCTGTCAAGATACTTCGCGGCCGGTGGAGCTTCCGCGTATGCGACAGGGTATGATGACGGCTCAGAAGAGGAAGAGGGTCCAATCCCAGAGAGAGAGGGAGATGCTGAGCTAGAGAGAAAACTTAAGTCGTGGATACTGGACACTAGTTCTGGTGCAACACATGCAAAAACTATGCTAGAATTAGCAGAGAAAGAGCTCAAAGGATATTCAAAGCTAGATGCAACATTCTCCATTAAGCTCGAGCCAGAAATATCTCCTAACTCACCGATAAATGCGACTGTTCTCAACGATAACAAGGTTGGCGTGAAAAGTCAGTGTGGATATGTGAAAACACCGCCAAGCACATCAGAATCTAAGACAGAAGAATCCTCTGGGACAGAGGAGGTGATAGCAGCTACAGGAAACGGAGTAGGTGACCCGGATAATCTAAAAAATCCACACCTATCTGCAATTTTAGTTAATTCAATACGCATCCATCCATGTAATTCGAGAAATCAAGCAGGCTCCATTTTCTTCAACAGCATACCGACAGTTGAAATGTCGCAGTGTGTTCCATTCATAAAGCTCGTATTTTCATCAGAGACATCCCCGGCCAGGCCAATGTCACTATTTGGATTCGCACAATCAGCATCAGAGTCAGATCTGTCTGGTTTAAAAGCTTTCCAAAGTATATCGACGGATCTAGACCTAAGCAAGATGAGAGTAGAGAGAGACTATGGGGACTTTGACAATATATCAGGTACTGCCACAGGCATACCCAATCCATTCGACAACAAGGAAGATTCTGTTACAATTGAATTGCCTAATGTTTCAACTGCTGGAATTGAATTATTTCAATCACCGCAGACTTTAAATAATATGGGAAACAGGGGAGAGGGGTATGTCTCAGCTTTGAACCCAGCTGCACCCATAGCATCTCTTCAGAGGTTGAGCGTTGATATTACCGGTCTAGGCCTGGCAACTCTAGCAAACAAGACTGCATCTATGGAGTTCATACTTCATGATAGATCTATGATGAGGTTTATGGCTCCTTTGATCGGTGCAAGCACGTTCGCCGGAACGAGTGTTACAATCGAATTCGGCTGGATGCACCCACAGGCGACTAGATATCAGTCTGGGAATGAATACGCAAATTTTTTAAACTCACTTAGATGCATTTCAATGTTCAATATTCAGGTTGCAGATCTCAATGTCCTTGATGACGGGCAGGTTAGAGTAACTTTAAAGCTAGCATCAAGGGGTGTAGCAGAGATGACAATGGTGCCAGCAGCATCAGGCGTAACAACAGTTCCTGCATCTATGCTCGCACCTTTTTTTAGACAGATAACTGAGGATCTGCTCAAAGCAGCAGCGGGCCGTGACCCAGAATTTGATGAGGCACCAGCAGGAGAAAAGTCACAGCTTGCACAGATCCAGCAGGGTTTCGCTGCAGTTGGAAATTTTTCGTCTCCAGTGGCCCAGATAGAGCTAAGCAAATATATAGAGATTCTCCAGGCGATCAAAGATAATACGACAGACGGAAAAACTGATGCTGCATCACTTGTTAAACAGTCAGTTGCTATTATTAAGGATATACTGGCTGCGGAAAATTCAACAAATAAGACTACAAGGTTTGACACTCTGGGAACTCAGCTTGAGCAAAAATTGAAAATGTTGCAGACTGTTGATATTTTTGACAACGGCCAGGATACGACTCAGGTCCAGAAGCAGAAAGCAGATAAAGACAAGAATGAAGGGAAGGAACCAAATCCAGACTCAAAGGAAGGAGATAACAACCGGGGTAGCAATAATCCTACTCTCGGTGCTGTTCTTCTAACCTACGTCGGTAGACCTCTCCAGGCGATTGGAAAGTTCGACGAGGTCCAGATGATATTTTACCCCTTCAACACGTATGCAGGCGCGATGTGTCATAAAAACGTAGCTACCTTTCGGCTGGATGGATTTTCTGATCTTATTACTGAAATTTCAAAAGAAAGTCCGTCTATATCTGCAAAGGCTTTCGCAGAAAAAGTCTTCAAGTACCCAGGAGGTCCAGAAAGTCCATCACATGTAAACTACGGTCTCTCGAAGCATTACAGCGATATAAAGACCGAGCTCAAGGGCAAATCTAAAGAGGAGAAAAAGACATTCTTTGCGACAGGGGCCCCGGAGAAAGCTAAGCAAAAAGTTCTCGCTGGGATCTACCCTGAGGAGGGCAAGGAGGCAAAGTTTGATGTTCCTGATCTTGCAATGATAACAGAGTGTGTTCCCGTATACGACAACAGTGAGCCTAGAAAGCCTACTACAAATGTTTTAAGAATTCACGTCTACGATGCAAAAGCTGGAGTACCAGACGCTGTACTCCTGTTGCAGCAAGTCATAAGCGGCGGTGCTATCACATCAAGAAGTCCGTCAACAGACGGAGATACAGAAACAATAGACGGAGCTCAAGAAAACGCAACGAGAGAATCTGCCAAAGAACCATTGGCACAAGATGACCTCGAGAAAAAATGTGGAACAGAGGAGATTAAAGACGTGACACCCGACACAGAAGACTCAGCGCCAAACAAGATGCAAATAATAACATCGCTACCTGGTGTCCCAGCAAGAGTTATAAAGGATGCAATTAAGTCTGTATATCCGTCCATTACATTTGGAACTCAGTTTACAAATATAAAATCTATCAGCATGTCTTCAAATACAGGTGGAGCGGTTAATCAAGTACTTCTTTTAAATGCTATCTCTGATAATAAAAAAGATTCATCAACAGCTAAGCAGCAGTCGGAGGTGGAAGACATCTTTGTCATACCGACTAGCGCTACTCTCTCTTGTGCGGGCTTTCCGCTGACAACATACGGCGAGAAGTATTATATTGACATGGGAAGCGGGACTACGATGGATAATTTTTACTATGTTGTCGGAATCAGGCACACGATTACACCAGGATCATTTGATACATCTTTGACAGTGGCATACAATGGCTCAGCGACTAGAAAATCTCTTATGACAGCAATG